GTCAGTTTTTTTTCATACCGACGGAACGAAACCGGTAACTGATGACGGCGAAGTCCCCAGCAAACTCGCGGCGCAAGGCGGCGAAATCGGCTGATCCGGCGCAGGAATCGCCGAAACCGACCGCTGGCGAGCGGCTGATGGCCGAGCTCGCCCGCGATGACGACCCGTATTCGCTGACGCTGCTCATCGTCGAGGCGTGCCGCATGGCCGACCGGCTGGAGGCGTTCGACGAGCTGCTCGCCGGTCGCCGCGAAACGTGGATGAAGCTCAAGGTGGGGCGCGAGGTGGTCGAGGTTTACGTCGACAAGGTGCTCGCCGAGGCGCGGCAGTGCGCCACGGTGTTCCGGCACTACCTCGCCGACATTCACCGCCAGCGCGCCGGTATCCCAACAGGACCAGATGACGAAGACGACCCGGCGAAGCGCTACTAGACGCGGCGAATCGACCCGCCCGCCGACGCGATCGAGCGACCGCCCGCAATGGCCCGAGTGGGTCGGCTCGTGGCCTCGGCTGCGCGGTCGGCAGACGCCCGAGTTCGAGTCGAAACACGAGGGCGACGAGTCGGCGCAGGCGGATCGGTGCGGGCGGTTCGGGCTCGACGTCGGGCTGAGGCCGATGCCGTGGCAGTGGCGCTCGATTCAGGCGATTACCTCGGTGCAGCCGCCGACGCCCGAGGAACTCGAGGACGCCGAGCGCGAGGGTCGCGAGCCCGTGAGTCTGTGGACGCACCGCGACGTGTGCATCGAGTGCACGCGCCAGCAGGGCAAAACGCTGCTGATCGTGCTGCTCATCTTGTTTCACATGTTCGTGCTGCGGTCTGGGCGCATCATCTACACCGCGCAACGCTGGTCAACGGCGTACGACGTGTTCAAACGTGTTGTCGCCGTGATCAACCGCGTGCCGTGGCTGCGGTCGCGGCTGGCTGAGAAGCCGTCTAAGGCCAACAACCGGGGCAGTATCAAGCTGCACGACCCGAAGAACCCCGGGGTGATCTATTGCGAGGTCGAGTTCGGGCCGCGCTCGCAGGACTTCGGTCGCGGTTACACCGAGATAGACCTGCTGATCATCGACGAGGCTTACGACATAGACCCCGAGGAGGAGGCGAACCTCACCGGGGCGCAGTCGGCGGCGAAAAACCCGCAGACGATCTACATTTCGACGCCGCCGGTCGCTGCGGTGCACCCGAAATGCCACACACTCGCCGGTCTGCACCGCCTCGGGCACCGGCGAGCACCAGACCTGTACTACGCGCTTTATGCGGCGCCGAGGGACATGCAGCGCGACGACCCCGAGACCTGGGCGTTGGCGCAGCCCTCGTACGGCGTGGCGACCAATGAGCGCGAGATCCGCAGCAAGCAGCAGAAAGCGAAAACAGCCGAGCAACGGGCGATTTTCGACGCGGACTACCTCGGCTGGGGCGACTATCCGCCCGACGAGGACGAGATCGGCTCGCCATTCGAGGCGGTGTGGGAATCGTTGGCTAAACACGACGTCGAGCTCGTCGGCGCGCGCGCGATCGCGGTGCACCGCTCGCGTAACCGCCAGCGCTGGGCGATCTGCGCGGCGCAGTACGGCTCGGATTTCCGCGAGCACATCGAGGTCGGGCCGATGCGCAGCGGTTCGCACACCGAGATCGCCCGCTACCTGATTTCCAAGGTCACACAGTGGAATCCGGTGGCGCTGGTGATCGACCGTAAGAACGGCGCGGCGGTGCTGGAGGATCTGCTGCTGGCTGCCGGTATCGAGCCGACGATGACGGGCACGCCCGAGATGGCGCACGCCTGTAGCGGTTTCCTCGACGCGGCGCTCGACGGCACGCTGACGCACAGCGATCAGGCGATCCTGAACGATGCGGTGCTGTCGGCGACCATGCGCGAGCTGCCAGGCGGCGATTTCGCCTGGCTCGAAGACGACAACGGCGTAGCGATCCCGCTCGTCGGCGCCTCGCTGGCGCACTGGGCACTGCGCAAGTACGGGCAGAAACCCAAGGGCAAGACCGTTGCGCCGCGCACCGGCGCCAAGCGCGCCAAGCGCGCCAACACTGACCAGTTCGACGCGATGACTGCCGCGTTCTGACACGAGAGGAGCGACGATGGCACCGAAGACCGTTGCGCCTCGTACCGAGCGTGGATATGTGAACCCGCTCGCCGGGTTCGGTACGTTCCTGGCGCAAGGGCTCGACCAGTTCGAGCAGGTCGACGAGCTGCGCTGGCCGAACTCGGTCTACACCTACACGCGCATGTGCCGCGAGGAGGCGCGAATCGCCTCGGTGCTGCGCGCGATCGGGCTGCCGATCCGCCGCACCGACTGGCGGATCCGCCCGAACGGAGCCCGCCCCGAGGTGGTCGAGCACGTCGCCGCGTGCCTCGGTCTGCCGGTCGAGGGCGATGAATCCGACAAGCCGACGCCGCGCACCCGGGGCCGGTTCTCGTGGGATCAACACCTGCGCCTGGCGCTCAAGTCGCTGCAATTCGGGCACGCGGTGTTCGAGCAGACCTACTTTTACGAGGGCGGGCGGTTCTGGCTGAAACGCCTTGCGCCGCGCCCTCAGTCGTCGATCGCCTACTGGAATGTCGACCGCGACGGCGGGCTGATCTCGATTCAGCAGTGGCCCGCTGGCACGTTCGGCGGTCCGGGCATGGTGGTGATGGCGCCCAACAGCATGGGTCCGGCGATCCCGGTCGAGCAGCTCGTGGTCTACACGCACGACATGGATCCCGGTGTGTGGACCGGAAATAGCCTGCTGCGCCCCGCCTACAAAAACTGGAAGCTCAAAGATGAGCTGATTCGCATCGAGGCGGCGGCGATCCGGCGCCACGGTATCGGCGTTCCCTACCTCAAGGGCAACGAGGCCGATTCCGAGGACGACGACCGCATGGACGAACTGCTCGAGATCGCGTCGAACTACTCGGGCGGCGAGTCAGCCGGTCTGGCGCTGACCGCTGGCGAAGAGGCAGGCATCCTGTCGCCCAACGGAACACCGCTCGACCCTCGGCGAGCGATCGAGTACCACGACCACCAGATGGCGCTTGTCGCACTGGCGCATTTCCTCAACCTCGACGGCAAGGGCGGCAGCTACGCGCTCGCCAGCGTGCAGGCCGACACGTTCGTGCAGTCGGTGCAGACCGTCGCCGACGAGATCCGCGACGTCGCGCAGGCGCACGTCGTCGAGGACATCGTTGACGTCAACTGGGGCGAGGACGAACCTGCGCCGCTGCTGGTGTTCGACGAGATCGGCTCGCGCCAGGACGCGACCGCCGCCGCGTTGCAGATGCTCGTCAACGCCGGGTTGCTCACGCCGGATCCGCGCCTCGAGGCGTTCCTGCGCGACGCCGCTGGGCTGCCGGGGCCGGACCCGGACGCCGACGACGACGAGAGCACCGCAGACACCGGGCAGGACGAGCCCGAGACAGACGAACCGGCGCTGCCGAATACCTCGGGCACCACCTCGACGACGAACGCGCCACAAGCACGCAAGCGCCCGCGTGGCCGCAGCCCGCGCGATCGGCGCAAGACACCGGATGGAGCGATGCCGCTATGGGACTGATTGACGCAGTGAACGCCGCTGCCGCGAACGCTGACTACGCACTCGCCGAGGCTGCCGCCAAGCGTTTGCAGGACGCGGGTGTCCGGCACAGGTCTGCCCGCGCCGACGGCGGCAAGCCTGCCGAGCCGTGGTACCGGATCCAGAACAAGGCCGACGACGACACCGTGGCGCAGGTCGATATCTACGACGAAATCGACTGGTACTGGGGCGTTACCGCCAAAAATTTCCGCAACGAACTCAAGGCGCTGCCCGATTCGGTCGACACGATCGAGCTGCACATCAACTCGCCCGGGGGCGACGTCTACGAGGCGATCGCGATCATGAACTCGCTGCGCCAGCACAAGGCGCGCGTGGTGACCACGGTCGACGGTTACGCCGCCAGCTCGGCGGGGTTCATCGCAGTCGGCGCCAGCGACGAACTGATCATCGCCGAGAACAGCGAACTCATGGCACATCTGCCGTGGGCGTTCATGGTCGGCGACGCGCACGACATGCGCAAGATGGCCGACGACCTCGAACGGATCGGGCGCAACATCGCCTCGATTTTCGCCGCCCGCGCCGGTGGCTCGGTCGACGAGTGGATCGACGTGCTGACCGCCGAAACGTGGTGGTCGGCGCAGGAAGCCGTCGACGCCGGTATCGCCGACAAGGTGCTCGCCGCACCCAAGCGCGACGCAAAGAACGCCGCGCGCAACCGGTTTGACCTGTCGGTGTTCAACCATGCTGGGCGCTCGCAGGCGCCAGCGCCGCGAATCCCGCAGGCGCACAACCAGACCCCTCAGCCTGTCGGGGCCGAGGCAGCAAGTGAAGGAAAGGAGCCCACTGTGGGAAACCTGAGTGAGAGCGCGTTGCAGAAGCTCGGCCTCGACGCCGACGCTGACGCTGACGCGATCGAGGCCGCTATCGGCGCGCTCGCCGAAAAGGCCGAGCAGGGCGGCGAAACGCCGTCCGAGGTGACCATCGAGGAGGCGACCCAGATTGCCGCCAAGTTCGGCATGACGGTCGTCAACCGCGAGGCATACGACAAGATGGCCGCGACCGTGGCCGACCTGTCGGCGGCTCGCGAGCAGCAGATCGCCGCCGAGAACGAGGCAGCGATTCAGGCGGCGCTCGGCGACGGGCGTATCAGCCTCAAGGTCGCCGACACCTGGCGCGACGAGCTCGCGAAGAACCGCGAAAGCACCCTCGCGCTGCTCAACACCCTGCCGCGCAACAGCGCCGTTCCGGTCGACGAGATCGGGCACGGCGTCACGCGCGACGACGCCCCCGAAGACGCCGAAAAGTCGGGCGTTTTCGCGCTGATCACTGGCCGCAAGATCGAAGGAGCCTGACCAATGGCCGAGTACGCACCGCACTACTTTCCCGCCGACAAGCTCGGGCTGACCACCTCGGCGACCGTGACCGCTGGGCAGGTCGTCCGGGTGTCCGGCGACCAGACCGTCGCCCCGGTCTCGGCTGCCGCCAGTGGCGCGCTCGGTGTGGCCGCGCACGACGCCGCCAGCGGCGCTCGTGTCGTGGTCTACACCGTCGGCGTGTTCGAGGTCGCCGCCTCGGGCGCGATCTCTGCCGGTTCGGCGGTCGTCGGCGCCACCGGTGGCGCTGTCGCCGCGTTCGACGACGAAACCCACACCGGCGACCAGATCGTCGGCTACGCCCTCGCCGCCGCTGCCAACTCCAAGGTTCTGATCAAGCTGCGCTGACCCCAGCGGGCCGAACAACGAAAGCAGGTACACAACATGGGTGTTCAATTCCCTCCTGGGGCGCCGAGCCTGTCAGGCGACGTGCTCAGCATCAACCGATTCCTCAAGGACACGCCTTGGGTGCTGCGCGCGCTGCGCACCATCGCCGATGAGCAGCTCGTCGGTGACAAGCTGCTGACCGCCAACATCACCACCGAGTCGGGCTCGATCGGCTACGAGCAGAACGAGTCGATCTACGCCGACCGCCCGCCGCAGCCGGTCACCCCGGGCGGCGAGTACCCCGTGACGCCGATCAGCACCGGTCCGGCATCGACGGCGAACACCGTCAACTGGGGCAACGACGCACTGATCACCGATGTGTCGATCAGCCGCCAGAAGTACGACGTGGTGGGCCGCGCGTTCCGCAAGCTGATGAACAGCCACATCATGGCCGTTGACACCGTGGCACTCTCGGCGGTCGCGTCATCGGTCACGCAGAACACCAACGCGATCGCCTCGTGGAAGGCGACGAGCGGTGTGAAGATCCTGCGGGATCTGATGCGCGCCGCAACGGAGCTGACCAAGCTCAAGCAGGGCTACCGCCCGAACGCCGTTTTCGTCGAGCCCGACGTGTTCGCCAACGTCGTCTCCGACGACGAGCTGATGAAGCTGTTGCCGCGCGAGTACCCCGGTGTCGAGTCGACCCCAGTCAGCGCCGGTCTCAGCTCGGCGTACATGCGCCAGATCGGCGGGTTTACGTTCATCACGAGCCCGAACGCCCCGACGCTCGGCAAGGCGCTGCTGTGCGATACCACGGTGCTGGGCGGGTTCGCGAACGAGACCGTGCCCGCGCCCGGTTACGTCACCGCTGAAAATGGCTTGCAGGTCAAGACCATGCGCGAAGACCAGACCGACGGCTGGCGGATCCGCTGCCGCCGCATCACCGTGCCCGTGGTGCTCGAACCCGGCGCCGGTTGGTGGATCAACGGGGTGAACGCCTGATGCGTTACCGCGTTGTCGCCCCCCTGGTCTGCGCACGCGACCAGGGCGGGCGTACCCATCACCGCTACTACGGCGAGGTCATCGAGTGGCTGCCCGCCGATCAGGCGAAGCACCTGCTCGAGCTCGGCATGGTCGAAAAGCTTGGCGCCGCAGCAGCACCCGAGCCCGAGGACGATGCTGACGACCTCGACGACGAGGCCGACGTCGAGCCGCAGCCGCGCGCCGAGGGCGGCGCACCGCTGCGGGCCGCGCCGAAAGCCGAGTGGGTCGACTACGCCGTTTCCAAGGGCGTCGACCGCGACGAGGCCGAGGCGCTGAACAAGGCCGAGCTCATCGAGCTCTACGGGTGACCCGTGGCCGATTTCCTGACAGTAGAAACCCTCGCCGAGTGGGCGAAACAGCCCGCGTGGGCTGATAGCGACTTGGCGAGGGCTCTACTGACAGTCGTCTCGGACTGGATCCGAGACCACAAGCCCGGGCTCGCCGACGACGATCCGGCTGCGCAGGTCGTCGTGTTCGAGGTCACCCGCGACGCGCTGCTCGCTGGCGACCTCGGACCGTACTCGTCGGTCACCAAGACCACGAGCCACAGCTCGCGGCAGGTCACGATCGACCGCGCCGTAGTCGACATGTTCATCACCCCTCGGCACCGCCGGATGCTCGGTCTCGGCAGCACGGCGGCGCCGCGCGGGCACTTCCCGAAGAACGACTACTGATGTTGTTCTACGACAACCCCGGCACCATGACGCTGACGATCCGGCGCCGGAACGCGCCGACCAAGGACGCGAACGGTGTCACTGTGCCGCAATCCGACACGCTGATCACCAAGACCGGATGCCACGCGGAATCGCAGCGCCCCGCCGAGACCGAAACACAGATCACGGTCGACACCGAGATCATGTGGTTTTTCCTGCCGGTCGACGACGACACCCGCGCGATCACCACGCGCGACGCGATCGAGTTCGACGGTCGCAAGTTCGAGCTGCGCGGGCCGCGCGTCATCGAACGCGACGTCGACGGCGCCGAGGTGCAGGTGTGGTGTGTCGGCGAGTGGAATATCCAGTAAAGGAGACCAAATCCCATGAGCAGCTACACCATTGCCGACGAGTTCCTCGTTCTCCGCGACGGTTCCGCCGTGCACTACACCAGCACCGAGCTCGGCGCCACGATCGAGCTGACCGACGACGAGGCCGCGCCGCTGCTCGCCGATGGCAAGCTGCTGCCGCTGGCGACGGTCACCGTAAATGGCGCCGAGGCGCAGCGCGAGATCGCCTCGCGCCCCGACGATTCCGAGCCCGGTGTGCAGCTCGATTCCGAGGGCGTCGCGGATCCGCAGCCCGCGATCGAACCCGACCCGCAGCCTCGGCGCGGGCGGCGCCGCAGCGGGGGCACCGACGAGGGCTGATGCTTAGCCCCGAGCTCGCCGCCGCCTACGAGCAGCTCGAGGCGGCTGTCGATGCGCTGGTGACCGCTCGCCGCGCATTCGACCCCGGCGTCATGTTGAGCGGATACACGCTCATCGTGTCGGGCATCGGGTTTGACGACGACCCCGAACCCGGCGCAGACGAGCAAGAGTCGGTGTCGTCGGTGTGCGTGTTCGTCAAACGCGGGCAGTCGCCGTTGATGACGCGGGGCATGGTCGAAACGTTCATCGACCGACTGAGGTCCGCCTGATGGCGCGCCGCCGCAGTCGCACCCGGGTTTCCTCGCGGCGCGATATCGAGCGTGAGCTACGCGAGAAGATCAGTCGCGACGCAACGCTCGACACCGAAAACGAGGCGCTCGCCGAGGAAATCAAGGGTTTCATCCAGTCGCAGACGCCGATCGACGAGGCCGATGCGGTCGCCTCGATCAAGGTTCGCAAGGTCAAGAAACCGCGAAACAAGTTGCCTGCCCGCACGATCTACTCGGATAGTCCGCTGTTCCACATGATCGAGCACGGCACGATGGCCGACCCCGCGAACACCAAGGATCCGCGCCGCGTCGAGGTCGACGACGACAAGTGGGCAACCCTCGGGCCGGACACCCCAACCAAGGCGTACGCCCCGTTCGGCAAGGCGAAAGCAAGGTACGGAGACAGGCTGTGATCGAGCTACTCGACCGCGAGGCGCCGCCCGACATTCGGTTTCTGCGCGCCTGGCTGCTGCCGGTGGGCGGCGGTGTCGGCGCCAAGCGTGAGACAGGTGATCCGTTCCCGTTCACGCTGATTCAGAAGTTCGACGGCTGGGAGAACTCACACACGCAGTACGGGTTCTATCAGTTCGACCACCTGGCGGTCGCCGCCGACGGCAAGTCGGCGTATACCGCGTGCGAGGACTATGCGCGAACGATCAAGCGCCGCATGTTGTATCTGCGCGATCGTCCGTGGACCGAGGTCACCGTGCCCGGTTGGGGCGTCGCAACCGCCGACGTTGTGCGGTGCACCGCCTCGCCGCGCCACGACCCCTACAACAACACCGACGTTGAGCGGTTCATCGCCCGCTACTCGGTGCACTTGCGACTCGTCTCGGTCGCGTCCTGATTCTGGCCGCAGCCCTCGGCTGCGGGATCACACCAATTCAGTTCAGCCGGATTGTGTTCCGGTCCCTCACCATCGAAAGGAGCGTCGCCAATGACGCAGCCAAACACCGGCGATGTGTGGTCGAACCTATTCGGCTACAACACCGGAAACCTCCGCAAGGCGCTTTACGGCTCGATCCTGATGCGCGATCACGACGGGGTGAACACCTCGCTCGCGTTCGTCGAGGAAAACGGCGTCTGGCAGTCCGGGTTCACCCCGCTCAGCGCCGACGGCAAGTTCCGCAAGGATCTCAAAAAGGAACTCGGCGGAACGTGGTACGACCTCGGCGCCGGTACCTCCGACGGTCCCTCGTTCTCGAACACGGTCAACGTGCAAAAGGACCACATCTGGCAGACCCGTACTGTCGTGCGCTCGGACATCACCTCCGAAGAGGGCACGATCCAGTTCGGTCTCGCCGAGCAGTCGCCGCTGACCGACACGCTCGAGTTCGACCTGCCACTGTCGGGCACCCCGGCGCAGGGCATTCCGAACTACGCCCGCAAGAAGCCGCGCGAGATGGAGGGTCGCCTGCGGCAGATCCTCGCGCTCGGCGTCGACAAGGGCGACAACGTGTTCGTCGACGTGTTCCCGGCGATCTCGTTCGAGGACATTGACGACCGCACATGGTCGCCCGAGGATCTCATCGCGACCGTGCTCACGTGGGGCATTTCGATCGACCCGCACTCGGGCTACTCGCACGCCCGGTTCCGCGCCGGACAGGGCTGGGTGAACAACCCCGGCGTTCCGGTGTTCTCCGACGCCCCGGTCGCGACCGCGCAGACCGGTGGCGCCGTCAAGCTGGAGTTCACCCAGCCGACCGGTCCCGCAACGCCGTTCACCTACGCCGCGACCAAGACCCTCGAGGACACCGGCGAGGTCACCGACCTCACACTGTCGGGCTCGCCCTCGGTGTCGGGCGGCAAGGTCACCCTCAACGGTTCCGGGCTGACCGCTGACGAGGACTACACGTTCCAGATCCACGCGAGCAACAGCGCTGGCGGAATGTCGATTTCGGCGCCGTCGAACGTGATCACCGCGCTCGGCACGTAACCGCAGACCCTCGCTGGGGCGCCTCCAATGGTGTGGTCGGGCGCCCCAGCGAGCCACACCCGCAGACCGCACCGCCCACCAGATCACACCGAGCAAAGGACCGCACCAATGACAGACCACACCACCAACGCAGACGTCGAGGTTCAGCGCAGCGCCGACGTCGAGACCGCCAAGGAACAAGCCGCCGACTACTTCGGGTTCATCGCCTCCGAGTACATCACCGTCACGCTGCCCGACGGCACGGTCGAGCGGTTCGAGGTTCCGAACCCGTCGCTACTCGACGACGAGCAGCAAGAGCGTTGGAATGAGCTGCAATTCGAGATCCAGCAGTGCGACCGGCTGCCCGATATCGAGATCCCGGCGCACAAGCTGCGCAGCAAGACGACCTACGTCAACGGCGAGGAGATCCGCGTTGGCGCCGACGGCGAGATCGTCGGCGGCGAGGTGCGCGTCGAGGAATCCGAGACCTACATTCCGGCGCGCACGGTGCGCGGGCAGCTCATCGAACCGTTTCAGAAGACCCAGCCAGACGGCTCGGTCAAACTCATGTCGCCCGGTTACCACGCCCGCTGCGCGATCGCGCTGTGGGGCGAGGACGGTTACCAGCGATTCAAAGCAGGCAAGGGCAATTCGCGCCTGATCTCGCTCATCTGGCAGCGCATGGCCGAGGAGGGTAAGAAGCGCGCCGCCGCCGATCCCAAAAGTTGATATCGCGATCGACCTAATCAAGCTGTACCCCAAGCAGATCGAGACCGCGCTGCCATCCGCCTACCCCGGGCGCCACATTCGCGAGTGGCACCAAGGGCGGATGAGCAGCCGCGAGCTCATCACCCTGCTCGAGGGGCTGCCCCCTGATTCGTGGTTCAAGTCCGCGCTGCTGGCCGACCTCAAGGTGATGCGCAATAAGGCGGATCGCAACGCCCTCGACGCGATCCGCGCGCAGACCGACGGGCTGCTGACCGGCGCGGTCGACGTCGGTCCGCTCGAACTGACCGTCGACGAAAAACGTAAGCCGTCAAAGGAATAGAGGTGATCGACGCATGGTGCAGATGACCGTCGCGACCGAGCTCGACGACGCCTCGCTACGCCGGACGGCGAACGATATTCAGCGTCAGTTCGATCGGATCGGGCAGGACGTGGGCGGCGACTTCATGTCGGCGTTCGCGTCCGGCGCCCGCACGAACTCAGCCAAGGTCGAGAAGGCGTTCGACGCTGCCCGCGACGCGACGGGCAAGCTGCGCGCCGAGCAGGCCAAGCTCGACGACCTCATGGCGCGCGGCGATACCCCGCGCGCGAGGCTGATTCAGCAGGCCGAGCGGGCAGCCAAGGCGCGCCGCGACGAGGAGCGCGCGATCCGCCAGGCCGCGAGCGCCTATGAGGAATACACGCAGCAGGGTTTGCGCGGCGCGATCTCGAACGCGGGGCAGTCCGGGCAAGAGATGGCGAACGAGTTCGTCGGCGGGTTCGCTGGCTCGTCGGCGCTGCTGCGGCTCGGAGCCGCTGCCGGTCCGATCGGGCTCGCGCTCGCCGGTGTCGGTCTGCTCGGCGTCGCAGCCGGTAGGAAACTCGCCGAGGGCATCGCCGACGGGCTCGACTCGATCGCGCTACGTGACCAGTTTCAGGCCCGCCTCGGCATCGACGATGCGGCCATGTCGCAGTACGCCTCGGCGGCTGGGCGCGCGTACGCGAGCAACTTCGGCGCCAGCGTCGAGGACAACCTCGCGGCGGCGACGGCGGCGACCCGCGCCGGACTGATCGACCCGAACGCGACCGACGCCGAGATTCAGACGGTCATCCAGAAGTTGCAAGGTCTGAGCGCGACCACCGACGCGACGACCGAGCAGCTGTCGCGGTCGATTACGACGCTGCTGCGGACCGGGCTGGCGCAGAACGTTTCCGACGCCGCCGACATCATCACGGCAGGTTTTCAGTCCGGTCTCGACGTCTCGGGCGACTGGCTCGACACCATCGACGAGTACAGCACCCAGTTCCGCAAGTTCGGTCTTGACGCCGACGAGGTGCTGACGCTGCTCAAGCAGGGGTTCGAGGGCGGCGCCCGCGACACCGACAAGGTTGCGGACTCGCTGAAAGAGTTCAGCATTCGCGCCGTCGACGGATCCAAGTCGACGCAGGAGGGGTTCGAGGCGCTCGGGTTCAGCGCCGAGGATATGGCGAACCGGTTTGCCCAAGGCGGCGACGCGGCGAAGATCGCGCTGGCGGCGGTGCTCGACCGGATCCGCGAGATTCACGACCCGTTGCAGCAGGCGCTGATTTGGCAGCGGCTGTTCGGTACCCAGTTCGAGGATATGGGCGACGCGATCAACCATCTCGATCTCGACCCAGCCAAAAACGAGTTTGTCGACTTGCAGGGCACCTCGGACCGTGCGACCAAGACGGCGACGGACAACTTCAAGTCGGACTGGGAGGAGGCGACCCGCACCGTCGGGCAGTTCTTCTCGGACCTGAAAACCGATATCGCCGAGTGGTTTTCGGATCTGCCGGTCATCCGAGACATTCCGCGATTCATCACCGATGTGTTCTCGCCGAACAACGGCTACATGCCGGATCCGCAGAACACGGCGCCGGTCAACGATCCGGACGCGACGGGCAACATGCTGTTGCCGCCCCAATTCCGCGCCGACGCACCGCCGCCCGCGCAGCCCGGGCAGCCCGGGCAGCCTGCCCCGTCGAACGATGCGCCCAAGCGCCCGAATGACCCGCTGCTCGGCGCGCTGTGGGATGCGCAATTCGGCAACACGGCACCGAACCCGGGCGCTGATGCGCCGGTCGCGGGCACCCCGAAACCGATCGACCCGACGCCCGACGGCGGCAGCGGCGGCAAGGATAAGCCCTCGTTTGACCCGTCGCAGTGGTCGCTCGACTCGATCCCGCTCGGCAGCTTTCCGGGCGAGGAGGGCGTCACCGCTGGCGCGCCGGTCGTGCCCGGTGCGCTCGTCGGCGACATGCCGACGGGCCCGGGCTACTACGAGGTCGACCCGCAGAAGGTGTTCGACGCCGAGACCTCGCGGCTCAACGCGCAGACCAGCTTGCAGAACGCGCGCTACCGCTACCTCGAGGTCATGGCCGACGCCGACGCGACCGAGCAGGACAAGTACAACGCCCGGGCCGCGCTGATCTCGCAGGGCCGCTCGCTGCAATCCGCCGAGATGCGGCTGGCAGAGGCGCAGCAGGGCACGTGGAAAAAGATGGAGGGCGCCGCGAAAGAGTTTGCGACGGGCATGGATTCGCTCGGCGCCGCGCTCGACGACGACTTCGGGCTCGGCGAGGGGTTGTCGGGGTTCGTCGAGAACCTGATCAAGACCGTCGGCAACCTCGCCGCCGCGCCAATGCTGGCGCAGCTCAACGCGATCAGCAACGCCAGCCCAATCCAGGGAGGTTACGGGCTGTTCGGCATGTTCGGCGCGCAGAACATCGCGGCGGGCCGCTCGCCGCTGGGGTTCGGCACGTCGAGTTACGGCGGCGGCTACAGCCCCTCGGCTATGGGTCCGGCCGCTTTTGGCGGCAGCATGGGCGCGAACAGCAACCTCGCCGCGATGATGAGCCTCGCTCAGTGGTCGAGCGGCAAGGTGAAGTACGCCCCGGCGTCGGATCTGGTGAATGGGCTGGCTGACTGCTCGGGTTCGATCTCGGATCTCGTTGAGACGCTGCGAGATGGCAGGCCGAACCCGGGGCGCCTGTTCACCACGACCAATTTCGCCAGCGACGCCGAGGCGGCAAAGCTCGGCTTCCGCCCTGGATTCATGCCCGGAGCGCTCAACGTCGGCGTGAATCCCTACCCGGGGCAGAGCGGGCATATGGCAGCCACACTGCCCAACGGCGTGAACTTCGAGGGTGGTGGCGCCACCGGTGGCGGCGCGCAGTACGGCGGCAATGCTGCTGGAGCGCTGGACCCACAGTTTGAAAAGCACTACTACCTGCCCGTAGGCCCCACTCCGACGTCTCCCGTCGCGACGGCAAGCGAGGCCGCACCAGCGGCACCGGCGGCGGTCATTCCTGACAGCGTGCTCTATTCGCCTGCGAACACCAATCCTGGTCTGACTGCCCCGAATGCGCCGGGGCCGGGGCTTGGGTTGCCCGGCGGCGGCGGCGCGCTGCCGTTTATGGGCGCTGGCGCCCCGCAGGCGGCGCCGTTCGCCTCGGGCTCGGTCATCGCGGGGCAGCAGCCCACCGGTGCGCCAGGGGCGCAGGGCGGCGGTGTCAGCGGGGTTACTGGCGGTCTCACCGGTGCCGCGCTGTCGGCGGGCGCCGCCGGTCTGGACATGCTCGCCCCGGGCGCGGGGCAGGCCGCGCAGACCGGTATCCAGTTGGCGAACCGCTCGATCGGCTACCTCGCGCAGCTCGGCGGCATCGCGGCAAGCGGTGTCCTCGAAACGCTGAGCTTCGGCGGCAGCAACCCCAACGCAGACCCGTTCAAGACGTTGCCCGGTCGCGTGCTTGCGGGCATCGCCGGTGCGCGTCCGGCGATCCCGAACACGGCGGGGCAGGGGCAGCAGCAGGCGCAGCAGCAGGCCAACGCGAACGATCCCAACCAGCACAACCCCGGTGGCCCGCCCGGGCCGCTGGTCAACATCGAGGCGGTGCACCAGGCGCCGAACCAGACGCCCGATTCGGTGGCGAACTCGGTTGCGAATCAGTTCAAGTCGGCAGAGATCAGCCAGGGATTCAGGGGACGATGACACAGGACAAGCAGACGTTTCCGCCCGGTGAGGCGACGCTGCTCGGGCAAGAGCTGATGCTCGAGCGCACCGATCCGCTCATCATGTTGACGACCGCTGACCGCAAGGTGACGTTCTACCTGTCGGGCGGTCTGGCCGCGTGGCCGCGACACCAGGACGGCGTAAACCTCGTCGAAATCACGACGCCGACACCAGAATTTCGCAACCTCCGCGCGCAGGGCGCACGGCAGGACGGCGGGCAAACCCGCGATACGGTCTATGACCCGATGCAGATCGACGCGGTGTTTCTCGCGTCGGCGACCACGCCCGACGGTCTGTCGCGCGTGGTTTCGGAGTGGATCGCCGCCAACGATCCCGAGCAGCTATGCCGCCTCGAATGGTTCACGTTCGAGGGCGGGCTGTGGTGGTGCGACGTCCGGCTCGAAAAACGATGGATCGACCGGATCCAGCAGTCACCGCGCCGCGCGAAAAAGCAAGTGCTGTCAACGGTGTGGATGAACGACCTCGCGTTCTGGCAGTCGGTCGACTCGACGTGCACCTGGGCATTCTCGTATCAGACCATGATCGACACGTTCAAATACGACACCAGCGCGAGCAAGGATCTCGGCGAGAACTGGCCGCAATACCGCTACGACGGCGAGGGCGGCGGCTACTGGTACGCCAACGGCGATCGCGCGGTGTGGCGCGACGACCCCGAGGATCCGCTGCTGACCGAGGGCGTCAGCGTGTTGTGTGGGCCGTACAAGGATTTCGCGACCGCGACCGACTATCAAGTCATCGACTTCGTGATCGGTTCGTTTCAAGAGATCACGTTCCCCGACGGCGCCGAAAACCACGCTTGGGGGCGGCTCAACCGCGACGAGGACGGCGAGTGGGCGGGCGACGGTATCCGCGCCGCCGTCGGGCCGACGAGTGCGGTTCTGCACCGGTTCAACGATTTCGAGAAAACCCGTATCGGGCTGCCGGTGCCGTTGTTCCCGCCGCCGTTCATCGGCGAGAAGTTCCGCCTGATCCTCGGTTACCAGGGCAACCCGCGCAAGTACCGGCTGCTGCGGGCGCTGACCGACCGCTCGGCGGGCGTGCCGGTGCTCACCGTCACCGAGCAGGGCACCGGCTCGGCGATCGGGCCGGATCATCGCGGCATCGGGTTCGGCGGGCGCGCTGGCGCCGCGCTGATCACGCAGGCGACCCCGGCGAGCGTGCGCAAGGTCGCTGCGGGCGACAACCGCACCGAAACGCAAGAGGGTTTCCTGACGCTGACCAACATCGGTGAGCGCGACGGCTGGCCGCAGATCGTGTTCGAGGGTCCGGGGCTGCTGGAGATCGCGAACGGTCCGGGCTCAACGGACATGATCAAGTTCGGGCCGCTGGAGGACGGGCAGCGCGTGCTCATCTCGACGCACCCGCGCTACCGGGCGGTCGTCGACCTCACGCAGGGGCAAGTAGGGCAGCAGCTCGACGGCGGGCAGAAGCTCATCGACACGATCGTAAAGCTGTTGAGCATGGGGCAGGTGCCCCCAGCGTTGCAGTGGTTCGAGAGCGTGTTCGGCATCAAACCGCCGCAAGGCCCGCTGTATTCGCTGCTCGACGGGCGGTTCACCCGCCCGATTCCGGGCGTGCGGCAGCCGCGTGACGCGACGACCTCGCGCATCGCGATCCGGGTTCGCGACGGTAACGCGAACACGAAGGTGACCGCCTCGGTCACGCCGATGCGCCGGTGGCCCGAGGCGGTGCACGACTAGTGCCGCGCGTCGAGAACATCGGCGATTACCTCGATCTCGCCGAGATCCAGCGAAAGCTGTTGTCCCACAACCCGCACGAGGTGATGCAGGCGGCGCGCCAGGTCGCCGAGGTCGACGCGAACCCGCCCGGTGAGGTCTCGTGCACGGTCCGTTACAACACCTACAAGCTCGCGGGCGAGGCGTCGAACCGCAAAAGCCTCGCGGTGTCGTGGCCGAGGCTGACCGTCCCGACGGGCAAGCTCGTGCTCGACGGCGACGACGGGCTCGCCGACGTCGTGCTGAACTGTCACGAGACGGTCGTGCCGGTCGTCGTCGACTGCGGGCCGCTGCGCTGGTCTGGGCGCGTCGACGTCGCGCACGACAAGTTCGGCGACCCGAACGAGCCGGACACCATCGAGTGCGAGCTGATTCACGACAAGGTGTGGCTGACCCGCGTTGTCGCGTTCCCGTGGTGGTTCATGCCATTGCAGTGGCAAGGCCCGCCGACGCGAGGCGTCGCGTTCGGTAACGCGATCTCGGTCATCAAGTACCTGTTCGCAAGCCAGTTCATGCGCGTGCAGCTCGGGTTGTGGGAGTTCGTCAACAACCTGTTGTCGCTGAACCTCGACTGGCGCGCAATGTTCGGGTCGCTGCTGATGCAGAACCCGGGCGAGGAGCTCGACCTGCGCGACATTGTGCAGATGGCGACGACGCCGGTCTACGTCGTGCCTAGCGCAGGCTGGAATGACACCTCGCCGTTCATCTCGCTCAATTGGCGCATGGACGAGCTGTTGCAACTGGTGACCAAGACTTGCGAGGACAACGGGCTCACGATCGAGGTTTATCTGTGGGAACCCGGTATGCCGCAGCCGGATCCGTTCGCCGAGGCGACCAACCTGCTGCGCATTCCGACGATCGTCGTCGACGTCAAAGACCGTATGCAGGTCACCGGTATCACGGGCACGGCGTTCGACGGTTTGCAGCGCACGTTCGTCGACCTGCTCGGCTCGATGTTCGGCGAGGCGCTCAAACCGTTCCTCGACCCGAACAACGAAGCCGCCTACGCACCCGACGGGGTGAACATCGCCCCGGTGCTCGGCGTGCACGCGATCAAACCGTGGTGTGTGTTCAACGCCGACCATCCCCGCTCGGGCGTGAGAGGCGTTGTGTCGCACCATCATCCGATCGCATGGCGCACGATCACGGGGGGGAAATCACCCGCCTGGCTGAACTCGCTGGTAGACGCTACTCTCGCCTGGCTGATCGACATGATCACCATCGTGTTGGGCGTGACCGGTGTGCCCGGAACGATTCTCGACGGCGCGTTTCACGACATTGCGTTCGCGTTTCAGCAGACCGACAACTTTGATCGGCGGCTCAAGCTCGGTCTGTACGGTCTGCCCGAGGTGTTCATCCCGACCGGTTCGGGCAGCTACACGCTCGAGGCGTTCTTCCAGCAGAAGTCGGCGCAGTACGACACCCGGGGCTATGTGTCCGGGCAGCTCATCGTCGACAACTGTTTTCCGTATGAGCTTGGGCGAGACACGTTCCCGGGTGCGCTGGCGACGTTCATCCGGCGCGGTCGCGTCGTGACCGACTTCATCGAGAACGCGACGCTCATCGAAAACCGGGGCGAGGCAACGCAACTGCAATTCCAGATCGGCGACGGTAAGGCCGAGGAGGCGCCCGCCGCCAAGTTGCAGCGCCGGTTCGGCGATCTCCAGGCGGGCGTAAACATCGCGCTCATGGCGTCATAACCACTGAGAGACAAGGTGACTCATGGCAATCATTGTTGACGAGGACAACGGCACGATCAGCTTCACCGAGTGCACTGTGACGTTCCCGTACGGGTTCAGCGTGTCCTCTGGCGTCGGCACGATCGTGATCACCCCGGCTGGGGGCGTGGCCTCGTTCCCGCTGGCGATCCAAGGCGCGAGTGGTCTGCCGCCGAATATCACGATGGCGTTTCACGTGATCGGACCCAACGACCCGCTGCCGGATCCGAACCCCGAGATGACGGTTATCGACGAGGGTGGACCTGGCGAGGCCGCGCACTACCACTACGACTGCTATGTGCAGAAGGGCGACAAGGGCGACGCCGCCTCGTTCAATTTCCTCGACGCCGACGACCTCGACGACGCCGAGGATCTCGCCGAGGGCGACGTCAGCGCCGACGGCTATGTGCTGTCCTATGCCTACCCCGGCACCGGCACGCCCGGAATCCGGTTCATCCCGCAGAAGACCGGCGACATTCGAGGCCCGTCGGCGATCGCGGCGACCGCGTGGTCGAACACCGCGATCCGGCTGCTGTGCGCGGTCGCGCTGGAGGCGAAGCCGTTCCCGCGCAAGGTGTTGCCGACGGGCAGCGTCGTCGTCACCGGTTCGGCAGATACCCGTGTTGATCTCGTGGCCTACCTCGGCGACCCCGACGACGGCGGTGTCGAGATCGGGCGCGCGTTCGGGCAGGCGGGCGCCGCGCCGCCGCCGCTGGTGATGGCTGGTGGTCCGCCCGCGACCACGGCGGGCGGCAACGCGAACTATGCGATCGTGCCCGCTGGGCAGTCGGCGACGGTCTATTTCCGCGCCGAGCAGAAGGCGTCGTCGTCGAACAACTGGGCAACCGCAGGCGCACCGGACGGCGCCCGCGCCGGTGTCGTGGTGGTCGCGGTCTAAATGCCCGATATGCCAGAGATCCCGGGGTTCAACCTCCCCGCGACGTCGTGGCCCGGTAGCGGCTTTAAAGGCGGCATCACCCCGGGCGAGTGGACGCAGGAGCGCGTCGACGCCTACCGCCAGCAGATCATCGAGCTCATTCTGCGGCAGGTCGTGCTCGCGCTGCGCAACACGCTCAACCCGGGCAAGGCGTTCGATCAGCTGCGCGACTGGGCAGACACCCTCGGCGACGAGTTCGTCGACCAGATCCGCGACAACGCCGGTATCGACCTGTCATCGTGGGAGGCGTTTCTCGCGTCGCTCGACGACGGCAAGGGAATCGACCTGCCGTTCATCACCGCGTTCATTGCTGGGGCGCAGCAGTTCTTCGACGGCATCGACTTCACCGCGCCGGATTTCGACCCACAGGACGCGGCGCGCGAGTTTGTGCGCACGGTGGTGCAGCCGTTCCTCAACATCGTGTCGCGCATCGTGCCAGCGTTGCTCGGGCCGCTGCCGATCGGGTTGCTGACCGACGAGAAACTCACGCTGCTGTACGAGGGCGGGTTCGACGACCCGGTGACCATCGTTGAGGGTTCGGGGTGGACTCATGACGCGACCGATGGCGCACCGGGCAGCACACCGCTCGGCTGCGCCGTGGTCGACTGCGATGGCCAGTGGCACGTTATGAGCACCGAGCCACAGCCCGTCGCGCCCGGGTGGGTGCTCAAGGCCGGGGCGCAGGTGAAATACCAATCGGTGGTCGCTGCGGCGGACTCGAACGCTGTTCGTATCGAGCTGGTGCCGTACAACGGCGACACACCCAGCGCGGCGGTGTGGCTGGCGAGCGACGAGTCGCCCTCGGGCACGCACGATTGGGATGACCTCAACGCATGGGGCACGTACACCGTGCCATCGTCGGGCGTTACTCACGTGGCCGTGCAGGCGGTCGTGTCCGATGAGGCGACCGGTGGTCGGGTCAAGGCCGACAACGTGTATTTGCAGGCAACGCAGAAGATCCCGCAGGCGTTCACCAAAGACCTCCCCGAAGACCTGGCGTCGCTGCTCAATTTTGTTCGCACATGGGTGGAATCGGCGCTCGCGGCGCTGGGTGTCGACCCGTCGGGCAACCTGCTTGACGACATCTTCGACCTATCCGACGAGATCGAGTGGATTCGCGACCGCGCGCAGGAGGGTGCGCAGGACGCTGCCGAAGCGTTGACGAACCTCGCGACGTTGGCGAACAACCTGCTGCACAATCCCGGCGCGGTGCTGGGCCAGATCGGCCAGGACCTGGTGGAAAACCTCGAGGACGACCTCGCCGACGCCGGTGACGCCATCGCGGATGTGTTCGATGACATCCGCGACACGTGGCGCGACATCTTCAACGCCATAACCGGCCGCAACGAGACCACATCAAGCCGCGATGAAGCCGCGGCTCAGGTCGCCGAGCTCGCAGCCACCACGGCGGCCAACGCGGCTCTTCTGGCTCAGCTCCAAGCCATCGCTGACGGTGACGGGAGCGGTGGTGTCTCCGGTAGCGATGACTTCGAGCGCGTGAACACGACCGGTATCGGCCCAGGTTGGGATGAGTCGTATGCGGTCAGCACGGCGACGGGCGGCATGTACCAGATTGCCGACGGTCACCAGGCCGAGCTGGTGCCGGTTGGGTCGAGCACCCAGAGTGGTCTGTTCCTACGGTCGCTCGATCAACCGGATGCCAAGACTGAGACCAACTTTCAGAAGGTCACCCTGGTCTTGGGGACCAAGGTGGCAGGCGCTAATGCCATCGACCGGATCTATGGTCGTGTCAGCGACGATGGAACGCAGTATGTGTTTGCCGAGCTGGGGCAGGGGCTGTCATTTCCGACGCGAATTCGTCTGGGGTACAACATCGGCGCAGGTGAGGTCATCACCTACAGCGGTGAGCTGAACGCTGCGCGGTCACCTGGTCAGATTTGGTCGCTGCTGTGTGGGACCGGTGCCAACGCGCGGGTGTTCGGTCTGGCGTTGGGTGGCTCAACCATTGCCGGATGGACCGACTCAGGCAACGTCAGCGGAATGGGTGCCGGGTTCCGGCGCTGGGGGTGGGGCGGCGCGTCGGCCACCTTCGTCGGCGCTCTCAAGCTGCCGTCATCCATCACCCGTGTCACAATCGCCGACAACACCCCAGTCCCCGTGCTGGGCACAACGTTCCGCGCCTACCGGGCCAACACCACAGCGGTGACGTTCTCGCTCGACAACGCATCGGGACGGCTGGAGAACGTGTTCGACACCCTGGAGTACATCTCCTCTGACCTGGTGTGGAACCCGGCCACCGCCACAATCACCGTCACCAAGACGGGGACCTATCTGGTGTCGGCGCGACTCGCGGCCAACGCTGACATCACGACCAGCAGCATCTTGGCCCTGGAGCTGTTCGTCAACGGGGCGCGAAGGACGCGCACCGGCGACAAGCTTGTTGCCGCATCAGGTATCGGGTCCGGGTCCGGTAACGACCGCGAGGTCGCTGGCGCGGCCCCGGTCTACCTGCAAGCCGGGGATCAGTTGTCGCTGTGGCTGTACCTGTTCAACCGGTCTGGCGGGGCCACAGTCAACTTCCCGGTGACCGGCGATGCCGGCGGCATCAATACCTGGTTCACCATGACCAAGGTGGCCTGACATGCCGTGGTCATACCCCCCGACTATCCAGGAGCTGGCCCACGAGCCGGCGTGGTTCCCGACACCACCAACCCCCGATCCTCTTGAGCACCGACCCGCGTGGTTCCCGTGGTACCGGTTCACCGCAACCGACTCCGGCGTCGGCGAGGATGGCGCGTTGGTCGTGCCGCGCCTGCTCACGGCCGACGCTGGCCTCGGTGTCGATGCTGCGTCGCTGTCGCGCGTCGGAACGTTCGGCGTAGACGCTGGCCTCGGTGCTGACTCGGCGCTCATGGTGCCCGGGCTTCTCGTGCTCGACTCGGGTATCGGCGTCGACGAAGCGGCGCGCATCGGCCTATTTGGCGCCGACGCCGCACTCGGTGCAGACGTCGCATCAATGAAACCCGGTTTTACCGCGAGCGATTCGGCGGTCGGTGCGGACATGCTCAGCGGTCTAAGGCCCGGGATCGTTGCGACCGACGCTGGCGTAGGTTCCGATTCGGGCACCATCGCGTTCACTCCGATGTCGCCGTCGACGAGCAGCTACACGTCGCCGGGTGTCTACTCCTATGTCATTCCGGTGTGGTGCCGCTACATCGACATCGTGCTCTGCGGTGCGGGCGCTGGCGGTTCCGGCGGTGCTGGCGGGTTCGGTGTCGGCTCGGGCGGCAACGGCGGCGCATGGGCGTCCTGGACCATCGAGCGTGGTGTGCATATCCCCTGGACTGCAACGACGATCACCATCGTCGTCGGTGCTGGTGGAGGCGGCGGCTCGGGCGGTGTGCTCGGCTCCGATGGGTCGCCAGGCCAGCAGACGACAGCTTCTGTGACTGGCTGGAACCTGGCCGCGGCAGGCGGCACCACCGGAGGGTTCGGGTCTGGGCAGGGTGGCAAGTCACCCGGAAATCACAGCTTCAACGGCTCGACGTACATCGGTGGCACCGGCGACAGTACCCCGCCCGGGTCGGGCGGCCGCGGCGGTAACGGCGGCCTGTTCTCTGGGTCAGACGGTTCGACCGGCGCCCCCGGTGGTGCTTGGGCGCGCGCCTATCAGTAAGAGGAGAAATGGAAGTGGAGCTGTTCGTTCCCTGCCCATTGTGCGGATTTGATGTTGCGGTTCCGCTACTTAGCGAGGGCGACCATATGCGCGCCCCAGATCTGTTGCCCAACATGAACTCTCACGTCATCTCGGTTCACGAGATGGACGTGAGCGGGATGTAACGAAGAGAGGGTTTCAATGGCCACGTATGAAGCTGCCCACCGGCGCGCCTGCGCCGCGGCGATTTGCGCGCTCGGTAACCGAATCGGACTGTACGCAAACAGCACCCGTGTCGGCACCGTGTACGGCGACACCACCTGGGGCTCACCCGTCGACATCACCGAGGGCGGCGTCGACAAGGCCCAGGTGACCGGATCAACGGTCACAATCACCATCCCGGGCGGCACCGTCGCAAACGGCACCGTCATCAACGGCTACGGCATCTTCAACGGATCGACCCTGCTGCGTCGGGAGTCGCTGCCCGCGAGCATCACCGTCAACGACGGGTCGCAGACGTTGAACGTCGACGTGACACCGCGATTCAAGTATCGGGGCGAATGATGGACCGCTACACAGTGTTCGGCATCGAGAAGCCGTTTCCGTGGGTCGGCGTCGCCCTCGGCATCGGCCTGCTCGGCGGCCTGATGCTCACCGGTCTGCTCTCGTGGGCGTTCGCCGTCGGCAGCGTGGCGCTCGTCGAAAAACTCATCGACGACCGGCCCGACTTCTGACCTCCTGACTCCATCGACCCCCGCCACCACTTGAGTGTGCGGGGTTTTTCTCTGCCCGAAAGGACAAGCCCGTGGCTGAAAAGCTGCTGCCGTACGACCGCAGCATCGTCCCGCAGGAAACCGGCTACTGGTGCGGCCCCGCGGCGACGCAAGTGGTGCTCAACTCGCGCGGCATCATCAAAGCTGAATCTGACCTCGCCCGCCAGATCGGCACCACCACCCGCGGCACCGACTACGTGGGCCTCATCGAGCGGGTACTCGATGCGATCGTGCCCGACGCCCGCTACACCTCGGTATACATCGCGAACGACCCGCCGACCGCGGCGCAGAAAGAAACCCTGTGGCGCAACCTCGTCGCGTCGATCAACGCCGGGTACGGCGTCGTCATGAACTGGGTTGCGCCGCCGAGCAACAAGCCGCGCGGCGTCAAAGGCAGTGTGTCGCCGTCCTACTCGGGCGGCACCACCTACCACTACGTGGCGGCGATGGGCTACGACGACAACCCGGCCGCCCGGGCGGTGTGGATCGCCGACAGCGGATTCCGGCCGTACGGGTATTGGGTGAGTTTCGATCAGTGCGCCACCCTGATCCCACCGAAAGGCTACTGCTACGCCGCCGCCGCGCCGGTCGCCCCCGCGGCACCCGCGCCCGCCACGCAGTTGAGCACCAAGGACCAACACGCGCTGACCATCATGCGCAAGGGCCAAGAGATGGGCATCACGCCGCGCGGCATCAAGATTGCGCTCGCCGTCGCCCTGGTCGAATCGAACATCACCGTCTACGCGAACCCGAAAGTTCCCGAGTCGATGGTGATCCCGCACGAGGCGGTCGGCACCGACGGCAAGTCGGTCGGCATCTTCCAGCAGCAGGTGGTGTGGGGCAACGGTGCCTGGTGGTGGGCCGACGCCGCGACGTGCATGGACCCGGCCAGCTCGGCCGCGCTGTTTTACGACCGGCTGCTCAAGCTCGACTACAACAACACCTCACGCTCGCCCGGCTGCTACGCCCAGACCGTGCAGCAGTCGGCGTACCCGACCCGCTACGACGAGCGGTTCGCCGAGGCCGAGCAGCTCTATGACCGACTCATCTCCCAAGTCACCCCCGCTGATCCGATCGAGGAGTTACTGATGTCCGACCTGAAAGTCCCGTCACTGTCTATCTACGCCACCCCGGGCGAACCGGACGTGCCGATCGTCGACATGATCCGCGCGCTCGACGCGCACGGCGACCACGAAAGCTACGTCGAGCGCCAAGCGCTGCTTGGCGACACCGACGCCATCGCCCGCATCGTGCGCACCGCTGCCGGTAAGGGCAAGTACGGCAACGCCACCGGCCCGGTCAACCAGGCCAAGGCCGCGCTCAAGCAGATCGAGGCCGCCAACCCGGCGGCGCTTCAACAGTTCCTCGCCAACCAGAAAGGTGCATGATCATGACCACGATCCGTCAATGGTTCTATCTCATCTCCGCGGCCATCACCCCACTGATCGCGATCCTCGTCGCGCTCAACCTCATCAGCGAGGGCCAGGGCAACCAGCTGCTCGCATTGCTCACCGCCCTCGGCGGCCTGATCGGCGGCGGCGCGGCCGGAACAGCAGGTGTGGTCCTCGGCAAGCAGCGTAAAGACGGCACACTGGTTGTCGCCGCCCCGGCGGACGCGGCCATCACCGCGATCGAGCAGACCGTGCAGGCCGCCACCGCCGCGACCGCCGAAGTCGAGCGCGTGAAGCAGGCAGCCTCCGAGGCGCTCGGCGCTGCTGCCGTCGGCTCGGTCCCCGTCGTGGGACCGCTGGCCCAGCAGGCCATCGACACCCTTCGGCTCGGATGATCGACGTCCTCCGATCGGCGATCAACGCAGCCGCTGAGGTTGCCTACAAACCCGACGACGGCATAGACCTGCTCGGATTGCTCATCATCTACGCGCCCGCCTGGCTGCCCGCGCTCGGCACCCTCGTCGTTGTCGTGCACGGGCAGCGCAAGGGCCGCGATCGCCGCGATGAAGACCGCGCGGTCCTCGCCGATATGAGCGAAAAGGTCGAAGTCGTCAAGCGCGAAGTGAAAAACGATCACCCCGACGAACAGAACATGCGCGACCAGATCGACCGGATCGAGCAAGCCGTCCACGCCCAGGGCCAAGACATTCGCGCCCAAGGGGAGGACATTCGCGAGATCCGCCAGCGGCAGATCGAGCAAGGCCGCGACATCGGCGGGATCCGCGAGGAGATCCGCACCGAGCGCAAGGAACGCATCGCGGGCGACCGCCGCGAGTGATCGAGGTACCGCCGCAGACGAAACCGCCCCAGTCAACTCGACTGGGGCGGTTTTCGCGTGTCCGGCGACCGTTCAGGCTGCCGACAACGGCGCACCCGGGGCGCCCTCGTCGCGCTCGGCGATCTGGGCGAGCAGCCGATCGGTTACCCGCGTGGCAGGGGCGACGCGGAACGGGTCGAGACGCTCGATTCCCTCGGCGCGGCGCTGATCGGTCACGCGCGTATATATCTCGGTGCTGGTAAGGGACTGGTGGCGCATGAGCTCCTGCACGGTGCGCAGGTCGACGCCCGCCTCGAGCAGCGCCGTTCCGAACCAATGCCGCAGGCAGTGCGCCGAGCCGACGACCCCGGCGCGGATCATCGCCTCCTTAATCGTTCCCGAGACCGACTCGCGGCGCTGGTGGCCGCGATCGGGGCCAGGGAACCAATGACCCCGACGTGGCATCTGGTAGGCGATCTCGACGACCCGGTGGTGCAGCGGCAGCGTCGCGGTCACGTTGCCCTTACCGGTCACGGTCATCGTGCGCTCGATCAGGTCGAGGTGCTCGCCCTTGATCTGGGCGATCTCGTGCACGCGCAACCCCTGAAACGCGGCGAGCAGGATCATCGCCTTGGTGCGCTTGTGCGCCCGCACGGCGAGCAGGCGCTGCACGTCGAGGTTCGACACCGGGCGCGGCACACTCTTCGGGCGCTTGGGTCGACCAATCATCACCATCGGGTTGTCGTGCCGGTGCCCCTGTTGCTGTAGCCAGAGGAACCATGCACTTAGTGCACCGTAATAGGTCCATCTCGTGCGGGCTGACCAGTTGCCGCCCTCCGCGAGCCAGGACACGATGTGTTCGACTTGCGCGAACTCGGGCTCGACTCCGCACCACGCCGCCATGCGCCGCACTGTGGCGACGCGCTCCTCGACAGTGCGCGCGGAGAGCGATTGCGCGAATTGCCAAGTGCGCCACCGATTCACCATTGGGTACTGCCCCCTAAATCCACTGCTGACCAGACGTGGCGAATCGGTTTGCTCGCGTGTCATCTAGATCACTCGCCGATCCGTCGAGGCAGATATTAACCCTTGCGAAGGAAATGATTGCTGCGGGTCTGGGTTAGGCCGCGTGCTCATTCGGACCCTCCTGACGGAGGGGGATCACGGGGGCGTCGGATAGGTTTCCGAAACCGCCCGTTTTGGTCGGCTGATAATGAATAGGTCGGGGGTTCGATTCCCCCAGGCGGCTCCCTCCGTCCCCGTCCGGTCCGCTATCGGGCTGGACGGTTCCATTTGCTAGCCATTCAAACGGCACGCCGGTCTTAAACGCCCAAGCGATAAGCATTGCTCGCTTGGGCGTTTTGCCGCGCCCATTCATCCACGCGCTGATCGTGTTCCGGTGCAATTCGAGGTGGTCTGCCATCTCCTGGACGCTCACGTCCGCCACGCGCAGCGACTTCGCCAAACGGTCGGCGAGATCCCACTGAGGGACCACGCCTCCGATGTCAGTGCTGATGCTCATGCAACAACTGTTGCACGCCCCTAGACCCTGCGCAAGTTTTTGCGCGCAGTACCCCAGAACGACACGAATGAAATTTCGCAAGCTGATGTTCTTGCGTTGTGCAATGCACACCGTTTATGGTTCGGCACATGCCAACCACAACAACCCGAGCGGGTGCAGCGACCGAGATCGTTGCATCCGAAGCCTGCCGAATCCTCAACGTCGACCGCTCGACCCTGCTGCGCTGGGTCGCCGCCGAGAAGGTCACCCCGACTCGCAAGCTGCCCGGTAGCACCGGCGCGTTCCTGTTCGACCGCGACGCGATCGAGGAGCTCGCCGCCGCCCGCAAGACCGCCCGCGCGTCCCGCAAGGCCAGCGCATGAGCCGCACCGTCGCCGAACTCGTCGCCTCGATCGCCGCGCAGGTGCGCGAACTGGTCGGCGACCGCAGCGAACGCGGCGAATCGTCGCTGTACTCGCTGGCGGTGCTCAAGGGTCTGCAAGACAAGCCCACCTATGCGGGCACCGTGCCCGCCGCCGTGGTCGCCGAGCGCCGCCGCCGTAACAAGGTCGCCCGCCGCTCGCGCCGCATCAACCGATTGGCGGCTCGCCGATGAGCACCATTCCTGACCCGGGCCGCGCCTCGGCGTTCTTCGGCGCCCTCGACCGCACCGCCCCGACGTCGACCACGCAGGTGTTCGCCTACCGCGCCGCGCCCGTGCGCGTCGTGCTCATCGACGGCGAACCGTGGTTCGTCCTCGCCGACCTCTGCAAGGTGCTCGGTCTCAGCAACCCGTCGGTGGTCGCGCAGCGGATCGACACGGCTGCCCTAAGCCAGACTGAGGTCAGCTCGGGCGGTCAGCGCCGCGTCGTCTCGATCGTGAACGAGTCGGGCATGTACGAGGTTGTCATCCGCTCGGACAAGCCCGAGGCTGTTGCGTTCCGCCGCTGGGTCACCGGCACCGTTCTCCCCGAGATCCGCCGCACCGGTGCCTATGGCGCACCGGTGGCGCTGCCCGATCGCAAGACCCTCGCGCAGTGGGTCGTCGAGGCCGAGGAACGCGCCGAGTCCGAGGCGCGCGCCCGCATCGAGGCCGAGGCCCGCGCCAAGGAGCTCGAGGCGCCCGCCGCCGCGTGGAAACACCTTGCCTCGGCTGAGGGCGACTACGAGGTCGCCGACGCCGCGAAGGTGCTTTCGCGCGACCCGAACATCAGCATCGGGCGCGATCGCCTGTTCTCGTTCATGGCCGCCGAGGGCTGGATCTACCGCAACCGCGCAAGTGGGCGCTGGCGCGCCTATCAGACGCAGATCGACAACCGGCGACTCACCGAGCGGTTCGGCAAGCCGTATCTCCATGAGCCGTCCGGCGAGATGCGCCTCGGCGATCCGACGATCCGCGTCACGCCCAAGGGCATGGTCGAGCTGCACAAGCGCCTCGGCGGTTCGGGGCAGGTCGCGCAGGTGGCCGCATCATGAGCGACGAGCCCTACGCGATCCGGGTGTTGCAGCGTGTCGAGGGCGCCGCCGCCGCGTTGCACGCCAACGCCGACGAGGACACCCGCGCCGCGCTGGTCAATATGGCGTACCTGTACCACGGCGTCACCGAGGCGCTCGCCGCGACGTCGCGCGAAATCGTGGAGTACGCCAAGGCGGTTGAGATCGCCGAGACCGCCCGCGACGAGGCGCGCGCTGAGGCGCAGGCGTTGCGCGACGAGCTCGACGAGCTGCGCGGCAGTCTGGCCGAGGGCATCGCGAAGGCGGTCGCCCGGTGAGCGACTATCTCGACGCCTCGGGCATCACCGACGCCGGACTGCCCGACGAATACCTCGACCTTGACGAGCTCGACCTGCCGCGCTCGACGGCGCCGCAGTGCGAGCACCCGCCCGTCGACTGCACCGCCGAGTGCCCGGGCGTGCGCGCCCGCTCAACGGTCGCGCGGATCCTCGTCACGCTCGGCACGACGCTCGTCGCGTTGGCGCTCGTGCTGGCGCTCACCTTCGGGGCGGTGCTCGCATGATGACGCTTGTCGACCGGTTCAACTCGTCGATGAACGAGGCGATTCACGTCGTGCTCGCCGAGGTCGGGCACGTGGTCGAGGCGTTCCTCGAGCCCCTCAGCCGTAAGGCGACGGCGAACGCGCTGGGCCGCAACGGGTTCAGCTACGACTACGCCGTGACCGCCGCTGCCGCCGCCCTCGCCGAGGCCGAGGCGGAAACCGAGGTGTCGGAACCGGATCCGTACCGGCTGCCGATCACCATTCGCGAGTACGTGCCCGCCGCCGATCAGATCAGCCTCGACGACCTGGCCGCGCGCATTCTCGCCGTCCCTTGCAACCACGACCTGAGTCACACGCTGGCTCTGAACATCGCGGGCTCGCTGCTCGATGAGTTCCGCATCGCAAAGAAGTAACCCCGCGCCGCTGGCACGACGCGGGGTTCACCACCCAACAACACCACGAGAGAGGTTCATTGTGAGCACCAACAGCGTACCCAACCGGATCCGCCCGATCTGGACACCCGACGACGCCCGCGCCGCCGCCGAGGAGGCGCGCAAGCACGAACCGGTGCGGCTGCGCGACTGGGCATGGGCGCCCGCGCTGATCACGCTGGGGATCCTCGGTGTCGGTCTGCTGACCGGCTGCACCCGCACCGCCGAGGGCACGCCGGTGGTCGCCAGCGAGCCGACGACCTCGACCGCCGCCGCCCCGACGTTGAGCGAGCAGGAGATCACCGACCGGGCGTTCATCGCGACGCTCGATGGGCAGGGCATCACCTACACCAGTCGCGAGGATGCGATCGCGGGCGGGCACGCCGTCTGTGAACTCGTCGCCGAGGCCGACGGCGATCTCTCCACCACCACGCTCGCGGTCGCGGCGGGCACCGACTTGTCGGTCGAAAACGCCGCCTACCTCGTCGGCGCCGCGACTGCCGCCTACTGCCCCGAGTACCTCGACGACATGGAGGGCGGCAACTGATGGCGCGGCGATCAAACCTATTCCGGCGCAACGGTGTCGGCACAGAGGACACCCTCGGCGTAGTGCACAGCGCGACCGTGGTCCCGCGCCGCAGCGAGATTTTCGGCGACACCTATCAACCAGTCTGCTCGTGCGGATACCGGGGCGGGCACTTCAGCGGCGAACCCCGCGCAATGGCTGCCGCCGAGGAACACGAGGACCGGGCAGCCGGACGGCGGGTGACGGTCAAGTGAGCATCACGATCACTCGCCACGCCGGTCCGCTCGACCTCGGGCGGATCCGCGCGATCGACGATCGCGGCACTATCGCAATGGCGCTCGAGGTGAACGCAACCCAGTTCGGCGGCGAGCGGTACTGGCAGCTGGCGGTTATCCGCACTGCGCCAGGTCTGCCCGAACCGGTGGTATATCCGCGCGTCGAGGACGAGCACGACGCCGTGACGTGGCTGCGCTACCTCGCCGAGCTGGTGACCCGCGCCGAGCGCGCCGAGGCGGTGACCCGATGAACCGCCGCCGCAAGGGTCGCCACTGGCAGGACGGAAACCGCCCGAGCATCTACGCGATTCGGCACCGGCTGCACAACGAACTACGCCCCACCGGGCGGTTCCTGTGCGGCGCTGAGATCCACGAGCGCAAGGGCGTCGAGTACCTCGTGTTCAAAAACCTCACGATCGCGACGCCCGGGCCGGACGGCGCCGAGACCACGATCGGGTCGCTGGTGATCCCGATGCCCGAGGCCGCGACGCAGGTACCGGCGATCGGCGGTGCACAGTGACCGAGCCGACACGCCGCCCGCTGTGCCCGGTGTGCTGGCAGCCGGTCTCGCCGACGACCAAGGCGAACATCGCGCGGCACTTCGACGCGATCCGCGCCGACGTGTGCCCCGGATCCGGCGAGCCCTACCGGATCACGATCGAACGCCGCCCCGAGTTTGTGGGAGTGCAGTCGTGACCGCCGTGCGCTGCCGCATGTGCGGAAAGTTCTGGGCGTTCACCGGAAACCCCGACCTGTTCGAGGTCATCAGCCGGTACTGCCCGCTGTGCATACCGTTCGCCCCTCACGCGCGAGGTGCAGCGTGAAACCCACTGAGACAACCGAATTGGACGACTGGCGCACCGACGAATGGTGGCTCGTCCCAGATCGAAACGAGACGGAGAAAGGCATCGGCGTGATGAGTTATGAATTTGAGACCGACGAGTGGCGCCGCGCCACGCACACCATGAGCGAGACCGAGCGCGCCGCCGCCAGCGACGCGCACCGTCGCAGCCTCGGCATGGTCGGTGACCGCGACGACGCGCGCGACGAGATCGGCTCTCGCCGATGAGCAGCGTTCCGCAACAGGACGGTATGCACCGGTTCGTCGCCGAGGACGACTACCACGCCGACCGGGGCTCGCTGTCGGTGTCCGGCGCGAAACTTCTGCTGCCGCCGTCGTGTCCCGCGAAATTCCGTTGGGAGCAGGACAACACGCGCAAGCCGAAAAAGGTCTGGGATTTCGGGCACGTCGCGCACAAGCTGGTGCTCGGCAAGGGCGCCGAGTTCGAGGTGCTCGACCCTGCGGTGCACGGTCTCAAGGCCGACGGCACGCCGTCGGAGAAACCGACCGCCACGGCGAACTGGCGCAAGGCCGAGGACAAGGCCCGCAAGCAGGGCAAGGTACCGATTCACGTCGACCTGTTCACCAAGGCTTACGACATGGCCGAGCGGGTGCGCCAGCACCCGACGGCAGGACCGATATTCGCGAACCCCGACGGGTGCGCCGAGGTGGCGCTGTACTACACCGATCCCGAGACCGGTGTTCGGTTGCGCGGGCGGATCGACTGGCTCACAGACGATATCGACGACTACAAGACCTCGACGACGGCGAACCCCGCCGAGCTCAAGACCAAGTTCTACAAGCTCGGCTATTTCATGCAGGCCGCGTGGTACATCGACCTCCTGGTGGCGCTCGGGCTCGCCGAGAACCCGCGATTCCGGTTCATCGTGCAGGAAAAAGAACCGCCCTACGTGGTGACGCCGATCGAATACGACGACGACGCGATCGCCGAGGGGCGGCGCCGCAACCGCCAGGCGATCCGGCTGTACGCCGAGTGCATGGAATCGGGCAAGTGGCCTGGCTACAGCGACGACGTTGTGACCCTCAGCCTGCCCGCGTGGGGCACTCGCGAGGCCGCTGCTGCGGCAGCCGAGGCCGACCAGGACGCCGCCGACGAACTCATTGCCGAACTTGAAGGGATGTTTCAGTGAGCAGCACTGACGTTGTGAAGCAGTCACCCAAGCAGAAGACACTCGCCAAGCTCATCAACGATATGCGGCCCGAGCTGGCTAAGGCGCTGCCCAAGCACATCACGCCCGAGCGCATGGCGCGCATCGCGGTGACGGTCGTGCGGCAGACCCCGGCGCTGGCGAATTGCTCGCCCGAATCGTTCCTCGGCGCGCTGCTCACAGCGAGCCAGCTGGGGCTAGAACCCGGGCCGACCGGCGAGGCGTATTTCGTGCCGTACAAGCAGGTCTGCCAGTTCATTCCGGGCTATCGCGGTCTGATCAAGCTCGCCCGCAACTCGGGGCAGGTCAAAGACATTTACGCCGAGGTCATCTACGAGAACGACAAGTTCGAGTACACGCTCGGTTTGAACCGCACCATCGCCGAGCACACGCCGCCGCCGCTGGGGCAGGATCGCGGCAAGCCGATCGGCGCTTATGCCGCTGCCGAACTCGCCACGGGCGCGAAACCGTTCGTCGTGATGACCCTCGCAGAGATCGAGTCGATCCGGTCGCGGTCGATGGCTGCCAATAACGGTCCGTGGGTGACCGATTGGGCCGAGATGGCGAAAAAGACGACGATTCGGCGGCTGGCTAAGTGGCTGCCGTTGAGCGCCGAGTTCGCCGCTGCCGCCGCGATGGATAGTTCGGTGCGTACCGACGTCGGTCCGCTGGAATCGGCGAATATCGAGTTCGTCGACGGCGAGGTGCTCGACGACGACGCTGAGGCACCGGCTGATGCGCCGCCGCCCGAGCCGGACGACGCCGCGCAGCAGATGGCGAGCAAGGAACAGCTGAAACGCATCGCCGAGATCCAGCGGGCCGAGAAGTACACCGACGCCGAGTGGTTCGCGTTCCTCGCCGAGTCGGCGGGCGTGCAGGCGACCCGCGCCGCCGACCTCACGTTCGACGAGGCGCAGCGCGTGCTCGCGATTTTTGACGGGCCGGACGCATGAGCGCCCCGGACCGCGCGGCGGTCGTCGAGCTGGTGACGAACGCGATCGGCTACGGCGTCATGATGGCGACCGAGGGCCGCGACAAGCTGCGCGAGCGCCTACAGTCCGCGCCGCCGAATACGTCTCTCGCCGACGTCGTGCGCGCCGAGGCCGAGCAGTTCGTGAACATCCGCGCGGATCTCGTCGCGGCGCTCGGCGGTGACGCATGACGCGCCCGCCGAGCTACCACTACCAGCGCGCCGACGAGCTGCTCGCCGAACTGGCCGAGACGAAACCCGAGTCGTTCAAGTTCCCGTTCGTGCAGGCCAAGGTGCAGCGGGCGCAGATTCACGCGCTGCTCGCGAACTCGCCCTGGTATCCGGGCGTCGAGGTCGACGCCCGGGTGGTCGACGACGACGAGGCCGCGCCGCTGCTCGACTGCCGCGAGTGCGGTTACCCATTCAACAAGTGCGCGCAGCTATGGACCGGGCAGCGCAAGTGCTGCCCCGACTGCGACCACCGACCGCCTGCCGAAACCCGCACCGCCAAGGGGGATTACCTGTGAGCATCACCGTCGCGACAACCAAGCTGATCGAGATTCTGACCGACTCGCTGGCGACGGCGTGCAACTCGGTCGGCGGTGTGCACGTCACCACGAGTCGCACCCCGTGGGGTGAGGAACCCGGCGACGTCGACGTGATCGTGGCGACCTCGACTACGAAATACGTTGTGGGGCATACATGGATCCCCGCTGACGGGCGACTCACGCCGTCGGTGTGGCCGATCGAGTCGGTGTCCAACGTGCTCGCGATCTGCAAGTCGCTCGCCAAGGCGCGAGGCAAGGAGCACACCGTCGACATTCACATGACGACCGCCGAGCGCACCGAGGACAACCGCGACGACGATCACCCCGGCTGGACGATCACGCTGCGCGAAACCCCGGCGCTGTTCGACTCGGACACCGAGTTTCAGTTTCACGCGCACCCCGAGGCTAAGTTCCCGATCCGGGGCGTGCTGCACATGATGCGCGGGCAGATCCCGCCGAGCGACGACGAACCGGTCGCGCTCACGCCGTGGTCGCCGGGTGTGCTCGGGCCGCTGGTGACCGTGGCGAAACGCCGCAACATGCAGATCCGCATGTTCCGCACCGAGTCTCGCGGAATGCACATCGTGCAGATCGGTGACACGTGGATCGGGGCGGCGATGCCGAGCAAGCCGCTGCCGGGTGAGCCGACCAACCGGCCCGGTGTCGAGCCGGTACTGACCCACGAGCACGACCTCGAATCGACGCTGCGCGAAATGCGCGACGCCGGTATCCGCGTGACGGTCAACGATCCGCAGGGCGAGATCGGCAAGGCAGTCGGCGAGGTCGCCGGTCAAATGGAGCTCGACTGGGATGCGCAGCTACGCAAGGCGATCGAGCTCGTCGTCGAGTCGCAGATGGGCTCGGCGTCCATGCTGCAATACAAGCTCGACGTCGGGTTCGCCCGTGCGCAACGGCTGCTCGACGAGATGGAGGCGCTCGGCATCGTCGGCGAGGCGCAGGGCAGCATGGCCCGCCCGGTCTACTTCGAGGCCGACGACCTCGCAGGCGCGCTGGCTGCCCTCGACTCGGCGGTGACCGAGTGACGGCGGCGCGGCTGGGGCAGGTTCCCGAGACCGCCGACGCCGACGCCGAGCGGGTGCTCGAGCTGCTGCGGGCGCTGCGGATCGACGACGACGCGGTGCGCGTGCTGACGATCCCGGGCAACCCGTACTCGAAATCGCGCCCTCGGTTCGGCAAGGGCGGGGCGTACCACAAGGACGAGGACAAGACCGCCGAGCAGCGCACAGCGGTCTATCTGCGCGCCACGGTCCGGCGCCGGTTCACCGGAAACGTTGCCCTGGCGGCGGTGTTCTATCGCAGCTCGGCGCAACGGGTTGACGCCGACAACCTGCTGAAACACGTATGCGACGCCGGTAACGGCGTGCTGTGGGTCGACGACTGCCAGGCGACCGCGACGACCGGCGTTATCGAGCTCGACCGCGCAAACCCGCGCACCGTGATTGCTGTTGCCCCGCACGACAGCTCGATGGTTCGCGATCTGTCTCAATCGAAACCCCTTACCGGAGGACTGTTCTCATGCTGATCTGGAGCTATCACCGGCACGTGCAGCGCACGCAAACCGCAGTCGGCAGGCGCGGCACCTACAGCGTTCAGCGTGTCGGCGACGAGTGGCTGCTGCAAGGCGCCGGGCACGACGGGCTCGACTTGCTCGAATTGCCCCCGGGAGGCAAGGAGTTCGCGGCGCTCGACGCGGCGAAAACGTGGGCGGGCGAGCTCGACCGCGCGCCCTCGCGCGAATGGCAGGTGTCCGGCGCATGAGCACGATCAACGCGAGCGAGGACGGCGCCGAACCACTCGGCGAGGCACCCGAAATCACCGGCGCGGCGGTCGGCAGGCCGCGTGCTCGGCGGCGCGCCGGTTCCCTCGACGACCGCCAGGTCGAGGTGATCAACGCCGACGAAACCGTGCTGACAGTTCTCGTCTACCCCGACGGCAAGGTGCGGTTCCGCTCCAACCAACCGCGCGAGTGGGTCGCCGAGGTATTGCAGACGCTCGCCGACTCGCTGCGCGCCCAAGGCCAGGAGGGCGCGTGAGCATCCACTACCGCGACGACCTCGTGACCGTGCACCACGGCGACTGCCTCGACGTGCTCGCCGAGCTGGCAGACGCGAGCGTCGACGCCGTGATCACCGACCCGCCCTACGGGCTGGAGTTCATGGGCAAGGAGTGGGACGCGCCCTGGCGGAAAACGTCTGCGTCACATGCGCGTGCACGCGAACGCCGCGCCGCCGAGCTCGACGACCCGGTGAAGGGTAAGTACATCCGTGCAGGTGTGAACGCCTACGAGGCAGGGCAGCCGTTTCAGCAGTGGTGCACACAGTGGGCAGCCGAGTGCTTGCGCGTGCTGAAACCGGGCGGGCACATGCTGGCGTTCGGCGGTTCGCGCACCTGGCACCGGCTAGCGGCGGCGATCGAGGACGCCGGGTTCGAGATCCGTGACTCCATCGCGTGGCTGTACGGCTGCCTCACTGACGACGTTGAGGTGCTGACGCCGACCGGATGGCGCCGAGGCATCGACGTCGCCGTGGGCGACGAGGTAGCGCAATGGAACCCGGTAACGGGTGCGATCACCGCCGCGCCGGTGCAGCGCACCTATCGCGCCCCGTGGCACGGCGAACTGGTCCGGTTCCGCAACAGCGACACCGACCAACTGCTGACGCCCAACCATCGTGTCTGGTACCGCAACAACGATCATCGCGGCGCCGACGGTCGGGCATGGCGCGAGTGGTCGGAGTACCGCGTCGCCGACGCGGGCAGCATCGGCCGTCGCTCGCCGATCAGGCTTCCGCTCGCTGGCGAGCACAACGGACCGGGTGTTGGTGGCGTCGACTACGCGGCGCTGCTCGGCTGGGTGTGGACCGAGGGCGGGTTCGACCGCTCAGGCAGCGGTGTTCGGATCTACCAGTCGTCGGTCAACCAACAGCACTGTGACACCATTGCCGCGCTGCTCGACCGGCTGACACCGCACAAGCGTTACGACTACCAGCGCACCTATAAGCGGCGCAGCGGCGAGCGGCACACCTACACCGCGTCAACATGGTTCTTAACCGGCGACGTGGCCGAGCGGGTCCGGCGCGACCTGCCCGACAAACACCCAACCTACGAGCTGCTGTGGCGCATGACGCTCGACGAGAAACGCGCGTTCATCGCAGCGGCGCTCGACGGCGACGGCTCACAGAGCGCACGTGGCGCGTGGCAGTTCTACCAGTCGGATCGGGCCGATCGGGAATGGTTCGCGACCGCGCTGTCGATGGTTGGGTGGCGCGGGCACGTGTCAGATCGACCGGCACCCCGCACGGGCGGCGCTGTGAGCGTGTCGCAGCGCGCCGACACCACACTCACGCCGAAAGCGTTGCGCGAGAATGCCGCCGAGTTCTACAGCGGCGAGGTGTGGTGCATAGGCGTTCCAACTGGCGCGTTCGTGGCTCGCCGTCACGGTCTGGTGTTCATCACCGGAAACAGCGGGTTTCCGAAGTCGCTCGACGTGTCCAAGGCCATCGACAAGGCCGCAGGTGCTGAGCGCGAGGCGACCGGAACCGCACGCGGACATGTTCCTACGGACGGCGGAAACTTCGATGACGATAATTATCAGTGGCGGGCCGTTTACGAACGCAAAGACAACCCCGCCACCGACGCCGCCAAACAGTGGCAGGGCTGGGGCACAGCGCTCAAGCCCGCATTCGAGCCCATCGTGGTCGCGCGGAAACCCCTCGTAGGCACGGTGGCGGCGAACGTGCTGGAGCACGGCACCGGCGCGCTCAACATCGACGCCTGCCGCGTCGGCACACAAGGAGGTGGGTCAACCTGCCCTGGCGGCGATGCATGTTCATGCACCAACAAGGTATTTGGCGGCACTAAGCATCCTGCGCGGCGCGACGGCGAGTTTGGCCGCTGGCCGACGAATGTTGTGCTCGACGACGCGCAGGCTGCCGAGCTCGACGCGCAGACCGGCATCACAACTTCGCGGAAGGGCAAGCCCCGCACCGGCGCGAACGGTCACGGCTGGGGCATGACCGCGACGGGCGCAGAGTATGACGACGAGGGCGGCGCGTCACGGTTCTTCCCGGTGTTCCGGTACGAGGCGAAAGCACCAGGCGCGGAACGGCCGAGCGTGGTCACGACGAAGTTGCGTCTGCGCGCGGATCTCACGCCGGAGCAAGTGGATCGCGTGGTGGCTCGTCTGCGAGAGGTCGGTGTAGAAGTTGACTGATTCTCTCGGCACACCCGACCGGATCGTTGCGCAGATCGGACTCCCACAGCCGCAGCACCTCCCAGCCGCACGAACGGATATAGGCGTCTTGGGAGCGGTCGAGCGCGACGCGGCGCAGAATGCGCGGCTCGGTCGACGTACCCGCTCGGTCGTGCCAGTAGTCGCCGTCGAATTGGAGAACCAGTCGGGCGGCGGGAACAACGGCGTCGGGAGTGAACTTGCCGCCGAACACGACCTGACGCCTGTAGCCCACGCCGAGGCTGTCGAGAAGCGCGTAACCGGCGCGCTCGGCGCGCGTCGTGCGACCGGACTGCTGGGCGGTGTTCATGCGCAGCAGCAATTCTCGACGCTCTGGATCGGCGTCTCGGCAAGCCAGGGAACAGTAGGTAATTCGGTACGCGCCCGATTGGGAGCGCGACGGCGACCAGCGGAACTCGTTGCCGCACACCTTGCATACATGCACAGTTTTCGCTCGACCTTGGTTCGCGTTGTGGCAGCCAATCGAACAGAACTGCCCCTCGCCCTTGGCTACTCGGCTGCGCGGAATGTAGAACGACGCCCCACAATGCGCACACGTCCGCGTTTCGCCGGTACGACGTTCTGCACGAGGGGCGGAGAGATAGCAGTGATGCGAGCAGAACCGCTGACCGGGCCGCATCCGGCGCGTGACCGTGTTGCCGCACCCCGCGCACGTAATCGTGCGCACCTTATTGCCCGCCAGTCCTTTAGCCATAAGTGCAAGTCTACTGCCACTGTTAACCCGATTGAGGTGATGCGCTAATGCGCGAATTCGACATCAATGAAGTTCCGGCGGACATCCGCCCCTATTTCGAGGAGGTTCGGGGTGCGTCCGTGGCGCACCCCACCTAATGCCGTCAAACCTTTAGCTTTGATGCGTTGGCTCGTGCGGCTCGTGACACCGCCGAACGGTGTTGTGCTCGACCCGTTCGCCGGATCCGGCACGACCGCCGAGGCGTGCATTCACGAGCACAAGCGTTGCATCACGATCGAGCGCGAGGCGGACTATCTGCCGCTGATCGTCGCCCGGTTGTCGAAACCAATCGAGGTCGGGTTCGACTTCGAGGTAGGCGCGTGACATGGACGCCCCCGAGCTTGCCGCCTGGCGGAATCGTCGCCGCTATCGCCGGTCGGCTTGGGGGCGTCCGCGTATGCCGATTCACCCTGAAACCCACACCAGCACAGGAGAAACGATGAGCGATCGAATCGCATCAACCATGGCCTCGGCGTTCGCTGCCGCTGGCGGATCTCACTCGCGTTACGGCGATCTCGCATTGGCGCAAATCGCCCTCGACGCGCTCAAGGCGAACCGCATTGCGGTCGTCGAGCTGCCAGTCAGCTACGAGGACGAGGACGGGCAGGTCTATTACGGCGCCGACGGCGGTATTCGCGTAGACACGACCGCGCGGGGCACCGATTTCCCGCTGATCTACGTCGACCACACGCCGTATGCCCCAGAAACGTTGCGCCGCGACGCCGCCGAGATGCTCGCCGCCGCACTGGAGGCCGAGAAGTGATCACCTACACGTGCGACTCATGCACGGCGCCGATCACCGGGCCGGTACGTCTCAGCGCCAACGACGGCGGTGAAAAGCACTTCTGCTCGCCGATCTGCCTGTCGGTGTGGTGGAACAGCCAGGGCTACAGCGAGCCGCGCAAGCCGATCGAACCGCGCAGGCCGCAGCCGCCGGTGCGCGCGACGCTGCCGCCGCCGCAGCCTCGGACGCGCCGCGCTCGCCCGCTCACGCCCGAGCAGGACACCGAGATCCTGCGCCGCTACAACGACGGCGAGCCGGTGCCCGCGCTGGCAGCCGAGTTCGACGTCGCGCAGCCGACGATCTACAAGGCGCTCACGCGCGCGAGATCCGCCGCGCCGCAGGCCCGCGACGCGCTCGCCGAGGTCGTCGGGCTGACTCGGCAGGTCGTCGACCGCGTGGTCGCCGCGCCCGCGCCGGTGGCGAAACCTGCGCCGCAGCAGCGCAAGCCGACCGCGCCGGTAACCGCTCGGTGCCGCGACTGCCCGCGCACATGGAATCTGACCGGGCGTGTTCTGAAAATGACGATCGACCTGCACGAGCACCAGCGCGGCCACGTCGTCGACATCGAGGACGGTGCCATCGATGCGTAGCCCGGAGGACGTGCACCGCGAGCTATTGCAGTCGCGAGGTCTCGTTCCGCTGACGCTGTTCGACCCGCACAACCTCGATGACTGCTACGAGCCCACCGGTCTCGACGAGTTTCACCCCAACACCACGAGGAACCCGTGATGCCTAACCGAATCCAGCGTCGCCGTACCAAGGGCTGGCGCATGCCCGAAGGCGCGATCTACGTCGGGCGGCCAACCAAATGGGGCAACCCGTACGCCCTCGACATTTACCGCACGGACTATCCCGAGTACGCAGACCAGCCGGGCGAGTGGCGCCGGATGGCTACGAGCGATTTTCGCGGCCTCGTCACGGGACGGTGGGATCGAATCGACGACATCCCGGACTATCCGCGCGATGCGATCACAGAGCTTCGTGGCCACGACCTCGTGTGCTGGTGCCCGCTCGACCAGCCGTGCCACGCCGACGTGCTGCTGGAGCTGGCCAACGCTGGGACGGTGCGCTGATGCCGATCCGACCGGAAAACCGTGGCCGCTACCCGCGTGACTGGAAACAGATCAGCGAACGGATCCGGTTCGAGCGCGCCCAGAGCCGGTGTGAGTGCGAAGGCGAATGCGGTCGCGGTACACACACCGGCCGCTGCCCAAACATCCACGGACAGCCCGCATACGGCACCGGTAGCAGGGTCGTGCTGACCGTCGCACACCTCAACCACACACCCGAGGACTGCGCCGACGACAACCTCCGCGCCATGTGCCAGGGATGCCACCTGCACTACGACCGCGAGCACCACCGCCAGACCGCCGCGGCTAACCCGGCGAGCCGCGGCCGAGGCGCAGATGCGGCCGCTGTTCTACACGCCCAGCGGCATGGACGAATTTCGCCGCCGAGACCACGAGGAACCCGTGATGCTGCCTGATTGCGCGCTGTGCGGCTGCCCGCACCACGACGGCCGGTGCCCGTGCACCTGCCCCGGATACGAACCGCCAGAAGACGACGAGGCCGACCAATGACCGAGATCGAGAAACGCATCACCGAGGTACTGCGCGAGACGCTGCCGCCGTTCGACGGGTTCGAGCACCAGATCGCCGCCGCCGCTGCGCGAATCGTCGCCGACCTCGGGTTCACACAAGAGTTCGCCGCGTGCATCGAGGGCGAGGGGCAGGTGTGGCTCGTCGGCAACCGGCGCGGACTCAACCCCGCGACCGTGCAGCGCGCCGCCGCCCGCTACCGCGATGGGTTCGTCGGCACCGCGTGGACGACCCGGTGGGAGCGGGCATGAGCGACCCGAGGATCCGCCTGCTGTTCAGCCGCCGCGAGCTGATCGCGATGCAGCGCTGCCCAGATTGCGGCTGGCACCCGCGAACGCAAGGCCACCATCCCGACTGCCCGAACCGCGAAAAGGAGGACTAGATGCGCATCAGGTCAACCAAACCCGAGTTCTGGCGTTCCGAGCGCATCGCGTCGGTGTCGTGGGACGCGCGCCTGGTGCTCAAGGGACTCGAGTCGTATGTCGATGACAACGGCGTCGGCAAGGACGACATTGCGTTGATCGTCGGCGACGTGTTCCCTCGCGACATGCTCGCGAACCCTCGCGACACTTACGCGAGGGTGTCCGAAGCTATTTCCGAGCTTCACCAGGCCGGTCTGCTGTGGCGCTACGAGGTCGACGGCACCCGTCTGCTGTTCGTGTCGTGGTGGGAGGACGTGCAGCGCATCGACAAACCGGGCAAGGGGCGTTTCCCCAGGCCAGACGGCACGATGAACTACCGCGACTCTGAAATTCGCGAGAGTGTCGCGAGTCCTCGCGAGACCGTCGCGCCTGGAACAGGGGAACAGGGGAACAGGGGAACAGAGGAATCCTCTTCTCTTACGTTGGTAGAGGGGGGTGTGGGGGGAGACCCGCACAACTTGCCAGCCGTCGCGCACAGCGCTCCGGGCGCACCCGCTGCCAAGGCACCGAGGGGTTCTCGTCTGCCCGATGGGTGGATGCCCGACGACGAGACGATCGCCGCGATGCGCCAACAGTTCCCGCACGTCGATCTGCGGGCCGAGCATGAGAAGTTCACCGACTACTGGCGCGGCGTCGCGGGCGCTAAGGGCCGTAAGGCCGACTGGACGGCCACGTGGCGGAACTGGATCCGGCGCGCCGCCGAGTCCGCGCCCCGCACGCCTGCGGCTGCCGCTGCCGCACCGGGCGGGCTCGGTAAGCCGTCGCAGAAGGCGATCGGTTGGGAACAAGCTGGCGCCGCGCTGCTCGCCGAGCTCGACGAGGTGAACCGGTGAACCTCAACGCGAGTCGCGAAACCGTCGCGGCGGTCATGCAGGTGCTCAAGATGGCGGCGATCCTCGACGACCGCATGGGCCAAGGTGATCCGGCGCGCGTCGCAGCGTGGTCCGAGCAGGTCGAGCGGCACAAGCTCACCGAGTCGGATCTGCTCGACGGGCTGCAGGCGTACTACGACGCGCCGAGCGACCGCGCGATCGGCATCGGCGACCTGATCCACCACGCGCGGCAGGCCCGCCGCCAGCGCACGCAGGCCGAGGGTCTCGATGGGCTCGAACGCCGCCAGGCCGAGCTCGACGCGATCAAGCCCGCCCCCGAGCCCGTGGTCGCGCTGCCGGGGTTCATCGGCGGGCAGGTCACCAACCGCACACCACGGTTCGAGGCAGCCCAGCAGGCGCTACAGGAGTGCTACGGGCGCGCCGAGTGCCGCGCGGCGCTCGTCGAGTATTTCGCCGCCAAGCGCGAGGCGCTGGGCATGGGCAAGGCACACAACCGCAACCACAACCGACAGGAGAATCACCGGTGAAGCTGTTCAAACGGCAGCCGACCGCGATCGAGCTGCACCACCGAGCGATCCTCGAGTGGCGCCGCAACCCGACGATCAGCACCTACGTGATGGTCGACGGGCGCGAGGTCCGCAGGCGCGCTGTGGATCCGCTGACGCGCCTCGGCTCGCTGCTCGATCGCGTCATGGACACGATCGCCGATGTGTGCGGCATTCCCGCGCCGAGGCTGGGCACCGTTCCCGGCGCGCCGTGGCTGATCGCCGACGAGGGGGGCGCCCGGTGACCGCCTGCCAGGTCTGCGAGGGGCGCGCGCAGCTGTACTTGTGCCTCACGCACATCACGGCGCTACGCAACGCGCTCAACGATCTGCCGTGGTGGCTCGACCGCCTCGAGGAGGCGGTCGTCGGGCAGGTCCGGCTCGGCGACCCGGGGCGACGGGGCACCAAGGCGCACGAACTCGACGCCTACACCGGACCGGACGCCGCCGAAAAGCTGGCCCAGGCGCTCGCTGACGGACGTTTTCGGCGTTCGGTAGTACTTGCACTAGGCCGGGTCAATCCGAAGGCCTCACGGCTACGTGACAGGGCGCGCACCGAACTCGTGGTGTGGGTCCGACACCTATGCGAGGAACGCGCCGCCAAACCACCGGCGAGCATCGACACGCAGGAGCTCGCCCGCTGGCTCGGCAGGCACGTGCAGACGATCGCCTCCGACGAGCAAGCCAAGGCGTGCCACGACGCGATCGTCGATCTCGTCGACCGGATCCGCGCCACGGTCAACCGCCCCGAGCCGCCCGAGTATTGCGGGCCGTGCCAACACCAATTCACCGTCGAGGAACGCGCCCGCCGCATCGAGCAGCAGCTCGACGACCGCGCCGAGTGCCGCGTGCAGCTCTACGCCCGCCGAGGTGCCCGCTGGGTGCGCTGCCCCGAGTGCGGCACCGAGCACGAGGTCGAGGCGCTACAGGCCGCGTTGCTCGCCGAGGCCGACGAATACTCGTTCAGCATCAGCGACTTGAGCGATTTCATCCTGCCGAAGCTGGGAATCGAGATCCCGCGCCGCACCTTGCAGCACTGGGCGAAGATCGGCGAGCTCGTGCCCTCGGGCTACGAGGCGAACGTCGCCCGGTACCAGTTGGCGCACGTGCGCGAGGTCGCCGGACGCAAACGGCGGCGCCGATGACCGCGCCGAGCCCTCGGATCCCGTACGACTGGGCGCGGGTTGAGTGCCCCACGTGCGGGGCTGCGCCGGACACCCGCTGCCGCGCCCGCTCGGGGCGCACGACCGACGCGCACGTGAAGCGCCTCGACCTCGCGTGGCAGCGCCGACGTCGCCGCCGCGTTCCCTGCCCGCATGAGCACGAGCACGAGGGCAACGTGTTCATGTGCCCGCACTGGATCGACGAACCGCACGAACACACACACACCAACCGAGGAGGAATGAACCCATGAGCAACAGGACCATTGGCGTGCTGGCAGGCCGGATGACGGTCGCACAGAACGCGATCGCAGACGAACTCGCCGAGGTGTTCAACGGCGAACTCGTGCCGCTGACACCGCGCAGCCAGGCGCACCGAGGCCGGACGTTCGACGCGATCGTCGTCGTCGACGCGGACCTGTGGCCGCTGTCCGGCGAGATGCTCGTCGAGTACGTGCCCTGCCTGGCCGGTACCGGTGGCAGCTTCTACCTGCGGCTCGCCTAATGGCGCCGCTGGCGTGGTGCGCCGTGGTGGCCGCTGCGGGCATGTTCCTACTGCTGGGCGGATACATCGCGCTCGACATTTGGGCGTTGACGCGGCGGCGCGTGTGGTTCGTTCTGATGGTGACCGGATGGGCGTGCGGACTGGCGCTGTTCACGCTCGGGCTGCGCGGACTGCTCGAATAACCGGTATTGCTTATTGGGACATTTCCGGTATCGTCTATCCCAACGCAAGCAACCGACGAGAGGAGTTCCCCAATGAGCGAGATCTTCGACCCTGCCGCGCGCACCGCCGACGAATGGCGCGCGCTCGCCGAGAAGGACGCCGCCGCCAGCGCTGAAAGCTGGGCGAGCAGCGACACCGACGGCTTCATGACGCAGCGCGTGCACAACGCCTACGCCCGCATGTACGAGCACCTCGCCAAGCTCGCCGAGGCGGGCAACACTGCCGAGCTGCCCTGGCTGTTCGAGAAGGTCGGCGACGACTGGCAGCCGGTCGCCGAATGGCGCTGGGTGAACGGCGACTTCGGCGCGAGCGTCCGCATCGCCCGCAGCGGCGGCAAGGGAACGTTCTTCAACCCCAGCCAGGCCGAAAAGCCCTCGCTGCGCCAGAAGCGCGACGAGGCCAAGGGATTCCGCTGGGGCATCGTCAAGTGCGAGGTCGTCAGCCAGTTCGGCGCAAACCTCATAATCCGCAACACCCGCAAGGACGGCGCCGAGATCGCGGTCGTCACCAGCGCCGACTACGCGAACAACTGACCGAAACCGGGGGCGCGACCGGACAACGCGCACCAACCACCACCACCCAACAACCACCCAAGAGAGGAACCCCCGATGAGCACCACGACCTACGCCCCCGACCTGCACGTCGCGCACAACGGCGTCGTGCACGCCGTCGAACCGGGCACCCTGAGCACCCGGTGCCCCGCGACCCTGCCCGCAGCCGCGCAGATCACCGACGCGGCGATCGACTGCCCGACGTGCATCCGCAACGGATGGCACTGGGCCGGAAAGCCGCTCGTCGGCGGTCCGGGGTTCCTGAGCTGACCACCACGGGCGGGCCGGTTCGCCGGTCCGCCCGCCCCCGACCACACCAACCGAGAGGATCCGATGAGCACCTACCCGAGCGCCAACGTCGTCTCCCGCGCGCTGCGCCGCGACGCGGGCATCATCACCACGCGCTGGGACCGCCAGGGATACCACGTCAGCGGCGACGGCACCTATCCCGCCTCGATCAGCGTCGACCTCACCGACCTGCCGATCGAGAACCCGAACGTCAACGTGCGCGGCGCCCGCGACCTGCACGAGCACCTCACCGAGGCGGGCTGGCAGCTCGCACCGATCGCACCCAATCACCCGACTGCCGTAGCAGTGCTGCGCGTGCCCACGAACGCCGAACGCCGCCAGGCCGCGACCGCGAGGCAGGTTGCGCGATGAGCGCGCCGACGCGGCACCGGTGTGACACCTGCGGGCGCGAAGGCGCTCGTGGGTTCACGCACACCGTGCGCGGTGTGTACGTCTGCACCAACACCAACGCCTGCCAGCGTCGGCAGAACATGCCGATTTGGCGCGTTCGCGAACTCAACGCGAGGAAATCCGCCCGATGAAACCGAAAATCTGCGGGCACATCTACTGCCCCGACTCGTGCGAGGTCGTCGATCCTGCCGACTGGGCCGACGAACCGCCGCGCAGCAGCGAGCTCGTCGTGACGACACCGACCGGCGCCAAGCTCCGGTTACAGCCGATGGGGTTCGACGACGCCGGAAACCAACTGTGGCGCCAACTCAAGGCGTAGGAGACCTGATGAACAACAACACGAAACGCGCTGGACGCCCCGAGGTCGGGCGCCCGGTGAACGTTCGGCTCGGCGACGACCTGCTCGCCGAGGTGGACGAATACGCCGCCGCCGAGGGCATCGCCCGCGCCGAGGCGATCCGGCACCTACTGCGCCGAGGGCTGAAACGGGGCAAGCGATGAGCGCCTCAGTCGCCGAATAAACTTATGCAACAACACGTTTGGTGTGACGCGTGATCGAAAACGCGCCCTACCTGTGCTAACGTGATTCTTGCGCACGCAAACACTGCTGACGACTCGTGCCAACAAACGCCCCGGAGCCCTTCCCCGGGGCGTTTGTCGTCGGTAGGGCAGCGCAGACCACACCACACAGGAGAACCCATGCGAAAGCGCATCGCGCTCGCGCTAATCAAGCTGGCGCACAAGGTCTATCCCCCAACGGTCACCGAGACCCTCGGCGACGACGGGCAACCCGTCGCCCTCGCGTTCGACCGCCTCGCAGCCGGTCTCGCCGGTGCCAGACCCGCGCTGCCCGACGCGAGCGCAGCCGAGCTCGGCGTCGAGATGGCGAACCACGCGATTCAGCGCATGGTCAAGTTGCACGGCGACGCCGGACGCGCCGTGCGCGACGCCTACTCGTTCGACTCGTACCGCGAGCAGCTCGACAAGATGCGCGCCGCGCGCAACCCGATCAACCGCAAGGGACTCGGGCCGCTCACGCACGTGAGGTACGACGAATGAGCGAAGCAACCGACCAGCTCAAAGCCGCCCTGCCCGGTCTCGTGCACCCCGAGCTCGGTCCCGTGATGCTCGTCAACTTCCAGACGTTCCCCGGGCAAGACGAGGAACAACAGGGGCAGATCAAGACGTTCACGCAGACCATTGCCGAGGCGATCGAGCACACGCTCGACGAACGAGGGTTCGTGATCGTTCCGAAAACACGGCTCGCCGAAGCACCCAAGGCAGGCAGCTACACGCAAGTCACGCTGCACTGCAAGGTGTGCGGCGGTCCGCTGCTCACAACCACCATGAGCGCAGACGGGCTGATCAGCATTCCGCCGCGCGAGATCAACCCCGATTGCGAGGCTCGGCATGGCGCAGCCTGACATGCACCAGCTCGCCCAAGAGCTCATCAACTCGCGCCCGCAAGTACCGCCGCAGATGCTCGGCGCCCTACCAGTTCCCGGCGATCGGCAGGCCGCGATCGCGCTCATGCCCGCCGAGACCAAGCTGCGCGTATCAGCCATGATCGTCGAGCGCATGGCCAAGGCGTACGGGCTCAACGCCGAGATCACCAACAACGGCGACAGCCTCGATATCCGCATCGAGGCGCCCAAGTAGGGCAATGGCTCGCAAGGCCAACACCACCGACAAAGGGCTCGGCTGGGCGCACCAGCAAGACGCAGCCCGCCTGCTACGCCGACACGAGAACGGCACGCTGTGCTGGTGGTGCGGGCTACCGATGTTCAAAGCACCACTGCTTGACCGCAACTGGGACGGCAAGCAACTCGCCGCCGATCACTCACAGCCACGAGCGTTCGGCGGCAAGCGCGCCGACCGACTACTGCACGGGATCTGCAACAGCCAACGCGGCGACGGCAAGCGCGACCAACACCGCCCCGCGATCCTCGGCTGCCATCCACGCGACTGGGCGCAAACCCTCGCAGCCCAAGGCATCGCCGCCGCCGACACACAGCCCGCCCGCGACCGCCTCGCGATGGACTGGTGACGCCCGAGCCCGCGCACCCGCCCGCCCCGCGCCAGCAAACCCGCGCAGCCAGCCAGCGAACACGACCAAGGGGTGATCGAGTGGCCGCGACCACGCCCAACCGCCCGACCGACGGCGACCCGAGGGCAAAAAGTGCCCCTGACCTGCGGAAACGCCCCCCCGGCCTGAAATGTTCGGCGGGCACCCATCTCCTGACCCTGCCGCCCCGA